TAGGTCTATTTTAAGAGGCAACAGTCACGTAAAATCAAATAATGATTTTATAACTATTGGGACTTTTGGTAATAAAAACAGAACTTTAACAATAGACAATCTAAATATGATATCAGTAGGGTGTTTTTATGGTGATTTTAAAACACTTGAAAAATTAGTTAAAAAGAAATACAGAAATGATTATGGTTCAAATGCTATGCTATTGCAATAGCGATTGGCTTTTTTTCGGTAATTATTACTTTAGGGGCGATTACAAACAGTTATATCTGCATGAAGTCGCAACAAAATAAGTATGCGTTAGCACATTCAATGATTCAGAACAACCATCCACCAGAAACAATCAAAAGCTTATTGCAAGCTATTGACAACTTAAATAAGGATTAAATAATAAACATAACGACAAAGCTAAATGATATGCAGCGCACAATATTGTCGTAACGATTGCAACCACAAAGCAACAATCAGGTTGGTTGCAGAAATTCCATATAAGCACATCATTTATTTTATTTTAGAATTTTTTCACTTTTTGCTCAAAAACCCTTTACAAAAAACCCTGCATAAAATATGCAGGGTTTAACTTCTTTGAAAATGATCGTTTTGTATTTGTGTTTTAGTTACTTTGTTTTATATTTATCATTACTTGCGATAAAGCATAACTTCCCCCTTTTTATTTGTAAGACAAACTCAAAATTCTAAAATACTTTATTTCACACTCTTCATATATTATACTAAATTAAACTTACTCTTGAAATATTTTTTATTAAAAAAAGGAAAATAAAATGGATACGCCAGAAACAGAGCTTTCAGAAGAATTTTCTGAGATGTCAGTTTATAAAAAAAGAAAATTAGCAGAAAAGATACTAAGGCAAGACAAAGATAAGTCTGTTCAGGCGTTAGTGTTTAATAAAGACGCTTTGATCGCTGAAAAATGCAGACGTAATTTTTATTTTTTTGTACAGACGTTTATATCAGAATTGATACCAGGTGAGGTTGTTTTGAATTGGCATGTTAAATATTTATGCAATCTATTACAGCCTGTTATTTTTAGAATTATTGCAAGGCTTCCCGCTGAAAGCGACATAATAATAAATGTAGCTCCCGGAACAAGCAAAAGCACTATTGTGTCACAGCTCCTCCCTGCGTGGGCATGGATCGCTGTATTGCCTGAAACACAAGAATACAAAAAAACATATGAAATAAAAAGAAAAGCGGGAAAGTTAAGACCTGACAATGAAGATGAAAAAGAAAAAAGGATATACGGTGGCTTCATGCGGTTTTGTGGAGTTTCATATAATGAAGACGCTGCACTGGCTAATGCAAGAAAGCATAAAGCAGTAGTTGAATGCGACAAATATATGTCTTATTTTCCCGAGCTAAGAATAAAAAAAGATTCAAGTGGAATAAGAGATTTTTGGAATACACAAGGAGGTCAAAGATGGTCGGTAGGAATAAACGGAGGTGTTACAGGACAGCATTTTGATTGTAAGATACCTGATGACCCGATGAACCCGCTGTCATCTGATTCAGAAAGAAAAGCGTCCGGCGCAAACACATATTTTGATGAAACATTGTCTTCAAGAAATACAGACCAAGATGTAACAATGATGATAGTTGTGATGCAGAGATTAGGCTCAACAGACACAACAGGACATCTAATATCTAAGGCAAAAAAGAACCCTGATATGCGTCCAATAAATCATATATGCTTACCTGTTACGTATCAGGAATACATAAAGCCGGAAGAGTGCAAAAAATACTATAAGGCAAGAGGTGGTTTTTTTGATCCTATCAGAAGAGGGAAACAGGCAATAGCGACTTTAAGAGCAAACTTAGGGCCATATGCCGCAGCAGGGCAGCTAGATCAGGTTCCAGTAGCAAGAGGAACGGGACTATTTGATGCAGATAGAATAGTTGAAGATGTGCCTAAGCCACCACTCCATATGATAGAAGAGTCAGTAAGGTATTGGGATAAAGCAGCAACCGCAGGTGGGGGTGATTATACCTGTGGAGCATTAATGCACAGAATGAAAAGGAAGTATGACGGCCCGCAATACATAATCGAAGATATGGAAAGAGGCCAATGGTCTTCAACTAAAAGGAATCAAAAAATAAGACAAACAGCAGTAAGAGATAAAAATAAATTCGGCGAAAACATAGTAAATTGGATAGAACAAGAACCAGGTTCAGGAGGAAAAGAATCAGCAGAAATAACAATAAGGGAATTGGCAGGATTCAGAGTAAAAACAGAAACAAAACAACCGTCAACAGGCCAAAGAGTCGGTAAAACAGGCAGGGCAGAACCGTATGCCGATCAAGTCTATGCAGGAAACGTTGGTTTTTGTGATGGGAAGTGGAACAATATTGCGTTAGAAGAGATGGCTCTTGCACCTAAAGGTGCACATAATGACACATGGGATAGCTCAGCAGGCGCATTTAATAAGTTAGCGTTAGGAACAAAACAGGCCGGAACATGGTGATTTATTTGGCTTTGTTATTGATAGGTGCTACTATTATATATAATAATTTTAAATAAAATATACAAAAAATATACAAAAATATACAAAAAATTAAAGGATAAATAATGCGGAGAAAAAAACAAATCGCAAAAACAACTGACTCTGCGTTAGAAACTGCGAAGCAGCAAGCGATAAATTCTCTTGAAGCTGTTACAAATGCTTTGTCAAGCAGGTCAATACTTGCAGGTTACGCAAATGACAGCATAGGCACAACACATAATGGCACAAGAGATTTATATACAATATTAGGATATAAAAAAAAGTTAGAATTTTCTGATTATCTATGGAGATTCAAAAGGCAAGACATAGCAACAAGAGTTGTCTCAGCATTTCCAAGTGCAGTGTGGAGTATGAAGCCGAATGTCTTAGAATCAAATACTCCTTCAACAGAAACAGAATTTGAAGTTAAATTCAAGCAAATAACAACAAAAAATAAATTATTTTATTATTTATCAAGAGCAGATATTATATCTGGGATAGGACGGTACGGCATCATTGTTTTAGGTTTTAATGATTCTAAAAAATTAGATCAACCAGTCACTTATAAAAAAAATATGCAGCTAACATACATGCGCCCTTACCATGAAGGAACTGCAAAGATACTTAACTATGATACAAATCCAGTAAGTGAAAGATACATGAAGCCTGATATGTATCAAGTAACCCCATTATCAAGTGACAGCACAACACTTGCTCAAACATCAGGCGTAGGCAATAGTTTTAATGTCCATCACTCAAGAGTGATTCATGTTATTCCTGAGCTTGCAACAGAAAATGATATCTTTGGAACACCAAGATTAGAGAATGTTTACAATAGGCTGCAAGATATAGATACTGTTTCAGGTGGTGGAGCAGAAATGTTTTGGAGAGGTGCGTTTCAGGGGCTTGCATTTAAGAACGATGAAGGCGCAACCATGGGCGAAGAAGCAAGAACCGCCTTAACGAATGAAATTGATAACTACGTAAATAACATGCAGAGATATCTAAAGCTGCAAAACATGGACGTAAAAACGATTGAAACACAAGTTGCTGATCCTAAAAATATATTTGATGTCTTGTGTACGCTTGTGTCTTCGGCAAAAGCAATTCCAAAAAGAATTTTATTAGGGTCAGAGTCAGGTGAGCTTGCGTCTGGTCAAGATGAAGTCAATTGGAACAAAAGAGTTGATGAAAGACGAATTGACCACGGAGAACTTTTAATACTAAGACCGTTCATTGACAAAATGATTAAGGTAGGGGTATTACCCGAACCAGCTACGCCATATAGGATAGAATGGCCTGACTTATACTCTATGTCTGCAATTGACAAATCTAAAATTGCAGAGTCAAGAATGAGAGCATTAAAAGATTACCTGACTATGAGCGGAGAGTCTGTCCTTCCTGTAAAAATATTCCTTGAGCAAATCATGGGATTCTCAGAAAATATAGTAAGCCAAATAATGGAAGATAGAAAAGACATGAGCGCAGCAGAGTTAAGGTCAATAATGGAATCAAGGCAAGACAATCAAGACAACAACGTACTGTAAAGAGGTGATAAATGTTAGACACAACCGTAACAGCCAATGATCAATGGACAGACGCACTATCGCTTTCAAAGGGTGACTGTGTGTCGATATCTGTAAAAGGAACTTTTGTAGGAACAATATCCGTAAGAAGGTGGCTTGAAGAATACGGAGAGACTCCAAGCACTGATAATATAGGGATTGTCCAGAACTACACAGCACCGATTGAAGCAGTTGACATATCCGGTGGGAACTATTACTACCAGATAGGGTCAACTGCATGGACTTCTGGCGTGGCATACATACATATTCAATAATGGATGGTAAAATGTTAGAGTTACTTTTATACAGAGTGCTAAGGGTTCAGTTTGATAGACCGTTTTTTCATAGACATACCAATTTAAACATTCTTGATAATAACGATCTGGCGATAACAGATAATAACGATTTGCCGATAACCGAATAAAAGGAAATATATAAATGCCACAAGCATCAACATATCCGCTAAAGTCGCCAATTGATTCAGGTGATAAGATACTCGGTACAGAATCAGACGGAACAACAAGGAATTTTTCTCCTGATGCGATAAAAGAATATTCAAAGACTCCTTTTATCGAAGTCACAGCAGAAGGAGACGACAAAGGCCTCGTTGTTACTGAGCAGTTTTCTGTAGGAACAAAAGAATTAGGGAAAGAGTCTGTCTTTGGTGAGGGCGATTCTTATCCTGTTCCCGTTGCATATCATTGTACAGAAACAGATACAACAGGAACGACAATAACAAATGCTATAGACAGAACAGCTATATTTAAATCCGATACAGGGTCTACGGCAGGTCTGTTTAATGGTGTATCTGCCGGAAACTATATCTTAATAGGAACAGACTATAAACACGGAGGGATAAAGGCAAAAATAGCCGTAGCAGGAGATATGAACTCGGACGACATTATAGGTGAGTTCATAACAACGGGAGACATATGGTATCAGTCAAAATATATGTCAGTGGGAGCAGACAGACCGTATGAGCAAAGAGGTAGAGTTATTGCTTCTGTTGTAGGTTCTGAACAATGGAGGTTTGGATTTAATAGGGCTTACACTGCCGATACATGGCAAAAAATAACGTTAAATATAAACGGTGTTGATCAAGAAAGGTATTGGTCAAGATTTAGAGTGATCAACGATATCGTTACCGACCCTATGATTGAACAAATCAAGATGCACACAGCAAGATTTGAAATAAATGCAGACGGAGTGACAGAATACTTTGCAGGTGCAAGATATCAAAAGTCTATTTATACAGAAATAAAAGCAAATGCACTTAAGAACCCGCCTAATGAAAATATACTTATCTCTCCTGGTGTCACAGTGCTAAAAACAGACAATGAGTTCGCAAACGGAGCGCAAGACGGCAATGTATTGATGGGAGTTCTTCCTGTAGGTATAGACACATCCATACCTATTCAGTTAATAGTTGATTGGTACGGAAAATCAACGGGGGCGGGTGATGTTGAATTGGAACTTTCAGCGACTGTATGTGACTCTGATTTTATATATGACGGAACGGCGTTACCTGCCGTTACACAAACAAACATAACGACGTTAAACAACCAACGCTTCCACAGACAGACAAGTATATTTGAGATATATGTGCAAGATGCGTTACCGGGAGATACTATTTATGGGAGCCTTTTCAGGGATGCCACGTCCGGTAATCCAGACGATACATACGCAAGCAACATAGTAATAACAAACGCACGAATAATTGCTTATTTTTGGAGATAATTAAAAACAAACAAAAAAACAAACAAAATAAATAAAACAATAAAAGGAACAAAACATGAAAAAATTATTACTTATTACAATATTACTTTTAGTTTCAACTTACGTATCTGCAATGGAGGTGTCTTTGTCGTGGGACGTAAACCCTGACGCTGATTACTATGTTGTTTATTGGGGGGAAGAGTCTCTCAATTACACAAATAATAGCGAAAATATAACAGGCGCTCAGTATACAGCAGAAAACGTAAGCGATAAACAAAACTTTTTCGCTGTCAAGGCATTTAATGAATGTGGGAACTCGTCTGGTTTCTCTGATGAGGTCAGCTCTATGCCTGTTCCTTCTGCCGTAAGTTCTGTTTTAATAAACTCTTGTTCAGCGACAATTGTTACAACTACTACAACCACTATTACGCAAGGTGACTAAGAGGTGAACAAATGGCAATAAACCTTGATTACACAAACAAAACAATAGAAGTAACGTCTGCATACAGCATGGTTGCTTTTTACTCTTCGTTGATGGGCACTTTTTACGAACAAGTTCAAATGGACGACGACGAACCTATTAAGTACAACACTCCTGATGAGTACGAGCTTATATACGGTTGGGAATTTCTAAATGACACATCCGTTCAGTTTTTATCTGGCGGGTCAGTCATTGTGAATAAAACAGGCGGTAACGATGTGTGGGCGAATATATACACACTGGGGGCTATCGAGACAGGTACTCATATGTATGTTGTGCAAAACGGATCAAAAATAACTGATTTTTGGGCAGACGGACACATAGATATACTTGTTAAGGTGACTGCCGCAGGGGTTGACATAGATAACAGGGATTTGACTATTTTTGCGAGAGAATGGGGAGATAAGTTTGATAATCTTTCTATTACGCCCCCGGCAACAGGTGGAAGAAACCCTGTTCCTCTGGCGACAGAAAGTGATATCAACAATTCAACATCAGTCACAACAATAGAAGCACTATCAGGCCTAACAATAACTTTTGGAACAATTTCAAGAGATATAGGAAATGGAAACGGATTTGTAAATTACGATGTAGAAATAGATTGCGGCGGAGAGGTTTTATCTAATGTATACGAATGGCTAAAATACAAAACATACGCATCATCAACAGGAACACTAAATACAATAAATTCATATGCTTATGTTTCTGCGAATACATCATATTCAGAAGTAAAAGCGGCTCCATTTGGGCTGTATGCAGGTGGAACTTTTTTTGGAGCAAGGGGTGTGTGGATAACAAATTATGACGCAGGCGACGCAAATAACTTCCAATTAATAGATGCTACAGGAACTACACAAGCCCCACCGGTTACCGTTCCTATTTCTGTTTCCTCTCTTTTAGCGGAAGATAGAGTTGGCGTTTACAGGCTTACAGGGGTAGGAGGAACAATAAATAAAACAGAGTATACGGTTTCAGGAGCGCACTTATCTACAGACACCACCTTAACAGTAAATACCACAATAACATCAGACACCCCCCCGGACGGCGTTGTTAGAGTCGGTGACAATAGGCATATATATACATCTTTCACAGGCTCAGTATTTACAGTCCCTGCGACCCTTGGCGTTGCTTATGTAGGAGGGGAAAGCTCGTATGTCCCTTTTATAGATGAAGAGTCAACGGGTATAAGTGTATCGACATCAATAACATACTCAACATCCGTTCCTGTTAAGGTGGTTGTGAGGGCATACAAGATACTCCCGTTTGAAGTGGAGACAACTATTTCGTCGTCGGGGTTGTCTGTTTCTGCAATCAGGACAGAAGATACCGTGGTAACATAAAAGGCAAAAAGAAATGACAAAATATTACGCAGTTTGTCAAGATGATTCTTTTTGGAACGCCGCTTCCTGGACGACATCTGACGGAACAGTCATAACAACAACTACAGAAAGGGATGCGTATTACATATCCAGATATGCGTCGTTGCAATTATGGGATGACAATGAAGCAGGTGACATTGGCGAGCCTGTTACATGTGAAATATTAGGCACATGGGCTACGCAAGATGTAATTTTATCTCTTAATGGTTGGAACAATAGCTATTTGAATTGGATTACTATTACCGCAGTAGGAGTAGCAAGACATTCTGGAACATGGACTAATACTGCATACAGAATAGTCAATACATCAGCGTCTCACGCAATAAATGTACGTGAAAATTATGTGGTTATAGATGGAATACAGGTGAGCAGTAGTGATATCGCATACGATGCAATATCTTTATATGGATATGCAAGTTTTATGACAATACAAAATTCAATTATTACAGGGGGTGGAAAAAACGGAATATATCACGGTTCTGCGTCAGGAAATGGGGGCATAACAACTATTAACAACCTTGTTTATGATATGTACGAGTGTGGCATTAGAGCCAATGGAAACTTGGCAAAGTCCAACAATCATATAAACAACACTGTTTATGGGTGCAATATATCAGGCAATGGTTATAGAAGTGGAATATACGATAACTCAACATACGGAAAAGCTATTAATTGCGTATCAATGGACAACAACGCATATGATTTTTACGGATGTGTAAAGTACAGATGCTTGTCTTCTGATGCCACTGCATCAGGGAACAATGGCATAATAAATCAAGTGTCGGGAGATGTATTCACTGATTACACAAATGACGACTATTCTATTCCGTCAACATCAAATGCGAGGGACGTTGGTACAAAACTATATAATGCACCAAACACTGATATAATAGGTGTCTATAGAGACACCTATTACGATATAGGAGCGTTTGAGTACGATACAGGGTATGTCCCCGTAGCAATAGTCAATATAAATATAGAGAATATGATAGAAGGAAGCGCAATGACATTAGAGGAAACGGACGGCACAGTCATTATAGCACCTGCAATAGTTGACTCAACGGGAACTATTACCAAGACCTACAATTACACATCCGATGTCAACGTTATTTTAAAAGTTAGAGAGTCAAGTACTCCTGTCAAGTATCTTCCTTTTAGAATGCTGGGGGTAATAACAGCATCAGGCTTAAACATGTATGTGTCACAGATAGAGGACACGGTGGCTATTTAATGGCATATCAATTTGATTTTGACAGCCGCTTAATCTATATAACATCACCTCAAACAGAGGTTGTCATACAAGACTTAATTGATGAGATAAGAGCAAATGAAGCGTCTCAAACAGGAATAACTTATGACAAAATCGCAAACGCATCAGGTAAAGAGTCATTGGGTGGGCAGGTCAACGTCGGTATCACCGTCCAATTATTGGACTGGCAGATCAAGTTTTGGGAGGGCAATTATATTGCATCAATTACTGGGGGAAATCTTACAGGAGGAGTATCAGGCGATCCAGTCGCCTACTCAGCAGGAGTTCAGGTCTTGCTTATTCAATCTGCTGCATCCACGGTCGTTCAGGTCTCGACAGGATCAGGCCTATCAGGTGAAGAACATGATAAGTTAATGGGACTGCCACAATCCAGTACGATTACAAACGATGTTTGGAGCGAAGAAGACAGGGGTACTAAATTAGATTTTGTTCATAAAATGGAAGGTGGAAAATGGACAATCGTAAATGACCAGATGATATTTTTTGAATCTGATAACTTGACTGAAATTGCAAGATTTAATTTGTTTGATTCAAGTGGAAATCCTACAACAATAAATGCGTTTTCAAGGGTAAGGGTATGAGTGTAATTACAAAAGGGTATACATCAAAAACAATAATTACAAAAGGATATAGTGTTTCTGAAATCGTTGCAAGAATAAGAGAAGTAATAAGAAAATTTTCAATTATATCAAAAAAGGTTTATCATTCATCATGGCTAAAATAATATCAGGCTCTTTTATAAATATTTCTCAAGCAAAAAACAGCAATATAAAAACAGCGTTAGCGGAAAATAGCAATATAAAAACAAGCCTTGCTTTTGACAGCTACGTAAAAACAACATTAATAGAAAATAGTATTTTGGGGGTTGAGTCAGATGAGTAAAATATATAACGGTGACATAGGCACAGAGTTTGTAGTAGATACTGGCTCTGATATATCAACTGCAACTACAATGCAATTAAAAATAAAAAAACCGTCGGGAACGATAGTAACGTGGGACTGTACGCAGACACAAACAACAAAAATAACATACACAACAATTCTAAACGACATAGACGAAGTGGGTAAATATACAGGTCAAGCATACGTAGCTTTGCCTGACTGGCAAGGTTACGGAGAAACGTTCGACTTTAGTGTGTGGGACGTTTTTAAATAGTAATAAAATAATAAATAACAAGGAGATGAAATGGCAGACATAATAAAAGTATTGGCAGATATCAAAGACTTTACAGCGGCAAATGCAGGTGTATCATTGCCGTGGACTGAACCTGCAACCGCAGACGTAGTCTATGTAGAAAACCCAACAAAAAGCTTTTACCTACTGGTCAATAATACAAGTGCGACAAATACACCTCTTCTAACAATAGAAACTCCTTCAACAACAGATGCACTTGAAGTTGCGGTTGATGATTACACACATACTTGTGCTGTAAGCTCCATGATTCAATTAGGGCCGTTTAAACCGAGCTTATTTAATACACCATCAGATGATCCAGTTGCAGCAGGAAGCGTTAAAATAACTGTATCAGGAACGCTCGCAACAGGCGAACTTCAAATGGCACTGGTAGCAGTAAAATAAATGATAAATAACGTTCAAATAATCAAAGACGGATCAATGCGTGATCGTGATCCGTCTTTAACATTAACTTTAAGAACAACACTTGCTTCAAAATACGCAGGTCGTTTTAGAAAGATTTCTGCAGAAATTAGAAATAAAATTGTTAACGAAAATTATTTTAATGCTACCCAGCAATTATCTGTTCAGAACAGTCATGTAATTTCATTAAATCAATACATATATCCATCATCGCCTGAAAAAATATCAGGCTTTATGGATTACATAAATTTACTTATAGAACAAAACATATTTGAAATGCAATATGTATGGACGGCTACTATGCCAGAAAATCAAATGTGGTCAAGTATATATATTACAACTGCTTACCAAAAAGGGTTAGAAAGAAGCAGGCAAGACTTAATCAAAATGGGTTTTGGGTTACAGCTACCTGCCGCCGACACAGCGATCGCCGCATATATGGGTATGGGTGTTCATATAGATGCTTTAAAAACAGCTTATATAAGGCAATTTGAAGCAATGAAGGGCATCACTTCTGTTATGTCTGCTCAAATAAGCCATGTATTAACTCAGGGAATAGCAGAAGGAAGAAGTCCATTAGAATTAGCAAGAAACATAGCGAATAGAATTGATAAGATCGGAATTACAAGAGCGAAGATGATAGCAAGAACAGAAATTGTAAGAGCCTATAATATCGCTACATTGCTTAATTTTGAACAATTAGATAAACTTATTACAGATGATTTAATGGTTCAGTGGTGGACAGCACTTGACGAAAGGGTCAGAAGCAAACACAGACATTGGCATGGAGATATAATAACAACACAAAAGGCAACGACAAGAATAGGTGAGCCTAATTGTCGTTGCTCAATAATTCCTTATATTGCAAGCATCAACGAAGGTGAAAGTTTAAATATTCCTTATGATGGATGGGTGCAAATAAAACCAGATTACGAAAGGTAAATATGAAAAAAATAACGAATTTAAGGTCACCAACAAAAAACGTGACAACAAGGTCAGGAAGTATTCACGGAGTAGACTACATTATTGCACCGGTGAACATGATTGTCGAAGGAGTACTTTCTGGTAGTATGGGGCCAATACTCTACACCTCAAATGAAATGGAACAGTCATTGCCGTTTTGGGACGGTGCACCTGTTACAATTAACCATCCAACAGATGTATCAGGAAACAACGTATCTGCAAGGTCGCCGGAGGTAATTGAGAATTTTGGTGTCGGCAATATCTTCAATTGTTCTTATGATTCTGAAACAAAGACGTTAAAAGCAGACGCATATATAAACAAACAATTACTTCAAGATAAATTCCCCGACCTTTATAATAAAATTGCGACTCAAAATGCGAACATAGAAGTTTCAGTCGGAGTTTTATTTGAAGAACAAGGAAACCCAGGAGAGTTTAACGGAATTGCATATAATTCATCGGCAACAAATATGCATGGAGATCACCTCGCATTGCTCCCAAATGATACAGGTGCTTGCTCATGGAATGACGGTTGCGGATTAAGAAACAATAAAAAAGAAAAAAAACATAATATCGTTTTTAACGAACTGTCCCGCTCACAGGTAGATACCCAATTATCACAGTATGTTGACTCTATGGACGATAACAGTTATGTTTATTATATAAGAGCTGTTTATGGCAACTGCTTTGTTTATAAAAGACAGTTAAGAAGGTCGCAAGAAAACGAACCAGTAATAACGCTATGGAAGCAGTCATACACAAACATAAACGATATTATTGCAACAGAGGGTGAAGCACAGCAAGTTACCGAAACAACACAATATACATCAGTGACAAACACAGGTGATATTGATAAACCAAAAACCAATAAAGAAGGTGGCGAGATGGCAAAAGTAAAACCTTGTTGTCCAGAGAAGGTGAAAAGCCTGATCGAGACAACCGCAAACACATTTACCGATAGCGACGAAGAGTTTCTTTTAAGCTTAAATGAAAAACAGCTTGAATCAGCACTTGCAATGAACCAGAATGTACATGAAACAAAAAAGGAAGACATTCCAGAAATGACAATCAATGAATTTATCAAAACAGCACCGGAAGAGATTCAGGCGGTATTGAACGGGCTTCTCAAAAAAGAATCAGATGAAAGGTCTGTAATAATTGAAAATCTTTTCAAAAATGAAGATTGCTTATTTGAAAAAGAAGAACTTGAAAGCATGAGCACTGTTCATTTAAATAAACTTTCAGGGCTTGTCTCTAAAATGTCAGCGACAAACACAACTACCGTCACTGACAATTCAACAACAGATATGACAGGGAGTGCAGGGGCAGACGACAAATCAGAAATTCCAGGAACAAAGACTACACTTGCAGACAATGAAGTGCTTGTGCCTAAAAAAATTGACTGGGCAAAAAAATAATTACAATAATAAAATAAGGAGTCTGAAAAATGGCATATAGCGCAGCAGCAGACAGAAGTAAAGCAATAAAAACGATTTTTCTACGCCCAGGCGACAATTTGATCGCTGATGATTTTGATTATGGTTCGACAGACATTGATATCTATCCAGGTATGTGTGTTGATCTTGTTAATAAATCAAAGTTTAGTTCCGGTCACGCAACAAACAAAGGTGGTTACTATTCTCCACAGCTTACTAACTTTGACTATCTTTCAGGTAAAACAGTTCTTGATGAATGGACAACAAACTCAAAGGTAATGACAAGATTGCCTACACCCGGTACGCTCGTTGCAGTTAGAGTTGGAGCAGGTACAGTTGCAAATTACGCAAAAGGCGTTGAGCTTGTTAATCAGCCAGGTGTTGCATCAACAGCAGTGACAGGACTTACTTTTAAATCAGGAACACTTGAACTTTCAACTGTTTGCCACTTTATAGTAGAAGAAGCTCCATCGGCAGATATTACCACTACAGGGCTTATTGTTGCAAGATGTATTCCTGTAAAAGTTCTAAGTGATGTTGCATAACTAATAAAATAATAAAAAGGAATAAAAAAAATATGGAACCAATTATATTTAACGCAGATGGTGCAGCTTCAACAGGTTCTGGCATTGCTGAAATGCTTCTTACTGCCAACTTTGACCCAAACGCACTAAGACCTTATGTTCAGAATGGAAAGGCATATATAACTGCAAATAAAAAGATTGACGGTGTAACTAAAAACATCGCTGTCCCTGCAATGAACAATGCGACTCTCACGAAAGACGAATGGGAGATGATGGATACAGACATCATAACCGCATATCAGCACGAACTTTCTTATGTAAAAAGCCTTAAGGTTGCTGGCCTTACGTACTCTTTGCCTGATCCATTAAAGCACACTGTTCTAACCCATCAAAATATGTCAAATGCACAACAGGCAATGATCAGCATGGATGCAAATGTCCAAAATCAGGGAGATACATTCGAGGTTGGACAAGACAGTATCCCAATTCCTATTATCAGCTCTGGTTTTAATCTTGATATTCGTCAACTTGCAGGATCAAGAAACTCAGCACTTCCACTCGACACAACAAACATGACTTTTCTTGCAAGGGCAAATGCAGAGTTTCTTGAAAACCAAACATTGTTTGGTAATGGATTGATCACAGAAGCGAACAAGCTTACTTTTGACTTTGCTGACTCTTCCGTAAGAGCAGCAAATAGATTTACGCATGGAGGAAACAGCATTGACGGTGTTTTCACTAAAGACGCTGCAGTAAGGTATACGTTAGCTAATAATTGGCTTGCTGCTGCTACGACAGGAAAACAAATAGTTGATGATGTAATGGCAATGAAACAACTTCTTATTGAAGAAGGTTTCAGCGGAGACTTAAAACTTACTCTTCCGTCTTATCTTGAAGTTCCGCTTGATGCAGATTACAAGTCGTCTGAGTCTTCAAGCGTATTGTCTATCCTTGGAAGAATAAGGATGATCAATGAGCTAACAGTTGAGTTTTGTGATTCAATGGGGAGGATTACTCCCACAACTGCCGGACAATTTATTAATATGAGTATGGTAGCACAGAGACCGGACGTTATTAGGATTATTGACGGTTTTGACGCTATGCCTGTTCAGTGGGCGACTCAGGGAGCAATGAATACAAGTTATCGCATTCTTACAATTCAAGTTCCACAGCTCAGAACTAAGCAGGCCGGGAATTGCGGTATTTGCAACGCTCAGTTTGAACTTGCATAATTAACAATAACAGAGGTGGTCGTTTGTTTACCCACCTCTGTTATAAATAAAGGATTTTTAAATTGGAAATAACAATATTAAAATGCAAATTAAAAAAGGAAATGAAAGAGGGTAGCTATGTCTATCTCGAGAGAAGATCAAAAGGAGTTGAGTTTGAAATAAGAGACCCCGGTGAGGGTGTTGAGTTTAACGTAAGAAAATCTTGCGACGTAGAAGCTATTAAGAAATATGTTAACGAAGAATCAGAAAAATCAAATAGTATTGACAATACAGAATTATTAAAATTTGCCAACGATTCATGGGGCTTAGCCGTAAAGTTAGAAAAAGAACTAATCAGTCTTAAAAAAAAATATGAGGAAATTATAATTAATAATACTAAAAAAATAAAAAGAGTTAGGCCAGGAAGACCAAAAAAAATAATAGAAGGTTAAGCAATGGCGATAAGAGTAACATCAACACAAGTCAGGGACGCAATATATTTAAGCAATGCTTTTACCGATCCAATGGTAGACCAGTGCATTGAAACAGCAAATGCTATAACTGACGGCCTACTTGTAAATGCAGGGGTTATTGATCCGATATTAACAAAAATAGAGTTATATCTCGCAGCTCATTTTTGTAGCGTAAGAGAACCACAACTTCTTAAGGAAGAAATAGGTGGAAGGGACGCCACTGTAAAAGAAGAAAGAAAATCAAGCTTAACTGAACATGGCTTTAATTCTACTGCTTTTGGACAACAGGCGGTAGACCTTGACTACTCGGGAACGCTTGCTGATATGGCAAAGAAAAATAAAAAACAAGCAGGGATCACAACTTATGGGCCATACTCAGAGGGGTAAGAAATGGATTTTGGAAGAAAATTAAATCAATACATGACTTTATATAGAAAAATAGGGAATGATTTTTCTGGAAAGCCAATTGTTTCTAATCCTGAATTAATACCTTGCAGATGGTCAACCGTAAACGAATTATTTTATACAAACTCAGGAGAAGAAATTTATTCAAAAGCACTAATAATAACCAAAGTTCTTTTTAATGAAGGCGATCTTGTTGTGCTTGGAGATACAACCTCACAGCCTGACTTTGTTACGGCAGGCTGTGAGGAAGTAAAAAGGCAATCAATAATACCGAACTTAAGTACTGATTACTCAATGTATCTTTATCATGTTTAACTGCAAGCACAAAAGGAGTTCTTAGTGTACGAGTCAGGCGTTGATATGAAAAGTATTGACAATGTAATGAAGAACTTAAACAAGGAAGTCAAGAAGATACATAATAAAACAAAGCAAGGAATGATTTCAGCAATGCTTGATATAGCAAGACAATCTGTAAAGCTTGCTCCATCTGTTGTTGGCAATTTAAGAGCTTCAAGTTTCGTTACATGGGGACAAAGGCGAACGCCTAAACAGTCAGCAAATTTTAAAGATAGCCCTCATAATGGGTTATCTGCCGGAAAAATGGCAAGTCAGCATTCAAATGCGATTCAAAGAATGCAACAAATATCAAAAGATGCGAATGGAGAACTATCTGAGGAATCAGGGACAGTAGGCTTTAGTAGCATATATGCACTAAAAACACATGAAAACGTAAGGTCTGGCGCAACAGGGGGAACAAGTCCGTCTGGAAAGCCATATAAAGAAGGTAGTTACGCAGTTGTAGGCGAGTGGAAGTTTCTTGAAACAAATTTAAAAAAAACATCAAGAATATTAGAAATAATAAAGAAACATGCAAAGATATAAAAGGTAAACAATGTCTGACTCAATAACCCCTGCAAAAGATATAGCTGAATACTTAGAGCTAAACGACATCGGCATTTACGGTCAGACATTGTTTTATCATAACTCACCCGCAGGAAAAACATTCCAAGTATGTGTAAGAGATACAGGAGGATATGACCCAGGTATTCACCTGTCAAAATCTACAAAAATAACAAAGCCCACAATACAAATAAAGATAAGGGGCAACAAGTACGGATACGATCAAGTATTTACTACAGCAAGGCAAATAATTGATTTAATTGATCAGTCATACAATTTAGAAATAAACACAAAAAGATATATCAGTATTCATTTAACAGGGGATGTCCTCGACCTTGGAGAAGATACAAATGAATGCCCTGTTGTTTCAATAAACTTTGTATTAGAGCAGGTAGATATAAGCTAAATGTCAATATTTACAGTAACAGTAAACTTAAACCCTGAATTTGCAAGGTGGGAGATAGACGATTTAGGCACGTCAGATGGGATATGGCTTGAATCAGGAAGGAGCTTGTCGATAGACGAAAGAGACAATGTTTCAATAGGATATAGACCAATTGAACAGTTCACCGCCCCTGCATCAGAAATAATAAATGTACATTCTAATATTGTACTTGACCGTGAATTTATCTTTGCTCAAACACAACCATGGTTTCCAGACATATTGGATAAATGCCTTCAAAGGTCATATTCATACAAAGATCATCAAAAACAAACAGCTATCACAACAATGGAATCAGGCAGAACACGCAGAAGACAACTAACAAAAAATATCCCGTCAGGTTTTAATGTTGAGTTTATTTTTACACAAGAACAATTAGGTGTATTTGAATATTTCAATATTGTTGAGCTTGAAGACATGACGTTATTATTTACTATTGTTTTAAGAACAGGGTATGGACTATCTCCTATCACAGTAAAGCATTCAGCACCACCAAATATAGTTAAGCAAGGCGATGTTTATAGAGTTGTCTGCAAATTAGAAGTTCAGAAAAGAACAATATCTTAATGCGTTTTGCATTAATACTTACTTGATGTATAATTAATAAAAAAACAATAAATAACAAGGAGATATAAAAAATGGCTTCATCAGCGATAAGTTCTCAAGGAACAACCATAACATTAGATGGAAACGTTATCTCAGAAATAACAAATTGGGCTAACGTTGGTGTTACCGCAGATACAACAGAAGTAACAAACATTGATTCACCTGATAACTTCGACGAACACATCAAAGTTATCAAAAGAGGTGGCGACATCAGCCTTGATATGAATTATACAGCGGCTACATTTGTTGCATTGGATGCACTTGTTAATGACTTTGCAACTCAAACGGTAGATTTTGTTTTGACAACAACAGACGCAAAAGTATTTACAATTCCTGTGATTGTCATTTCAAACAACCAGTCAGGATCAGCCGCAGACAAAATATCTGCTACGGTTACACTTAAAGTTGTAGGTAAACCAGTAATTACAGACGTACCATAAAGCAAAATAATAAATAAAGGATATTAAAATGGCAAAAAAGAAGTTTGATGTAAGATCGCATATGCGTAATGTAGATACAATTAAAAAGAAAGAAATTGACTTAACTGAGTGGGGGTTTCCTAAAGGCTCGATATTTGCAAAAACATTGACCGCATTTGAATCGAATCAAATAACAAAAAACGCAATTATACTAAAGCAAGGAATAGACAAAAACAAAGCTACACCGGATGATTATGAAACAGCAGATGATTTTATTTTTCAGTTCATTGTTCAGGGAACGTGTGATGCCGACGGTGATCAAATTTTTGAAAAAGAAGACGTTGAAATTCTTCAACAGAAAGCAAAAAAGATGATCGACACCATTTACGCCGCAGTTGAAGGTCTTAACGGTGTTACAGAAAGCAAAGTTGAACAAGCAGTAAAAAAATAAAAGCCGACAGTCAAAGGATGTTGGTGTTAGACTTATGTTTTGAATTAGGTTACACGCCAGCAAAATTGCTAAAAGAAATGTCTGTTGATGATTTAGTGGATATGTCGGCATACAGACGCATTAAGCCTTTTGGCTACGATGTTGAAAACAGACGATTTGGGCAGATATGTTCTGCGATTTACAATTCTGCCGGAAAATCTTTTAAAAAAGATATAGAGTGGGATGATATCTTTTTACCGAGTTGGAAAGATTCAGACTCAAAAAAAGAGCCTGAAAGTTGCATTGATTCATTGCTAAGCTGTTTTACCGCAATGGCAAAAAAGGACAAATAAACATTAAAGGGAAAATAATATGGCAGGTTTACTTGGAATGATTTATGCTAAATTTGCCATTGACCCTACAATGGCAAAAAAAGGCATGTCTGATGCCGAAAGGCATGTCAGATCAAAAACAAAATCCATAAATAAAAGTTTAGATTCAGTAAAAAGAACAATGCTCGCATTGGGAGCAACTATCGGTGGTGGTGCGCTTGCTAAAGATTTTGTACAGACAGCAATATATATGGACAGAATGACCAAAGCAATGACATCTGTTACAGGTAGCCTTGACAATGCAAAAAAAGAAATGGATTTTGTAAGAAAGTCATCTGATAAATTAGGATTAAGCTTTTGAAGGGTTTATGCAACTTCAAGCTGCGGCAAAAGGAAGTAAGCTTGAAGGAGAAGGAATAAGGACAGCGTGGTTTCAAGTTATGGAGGGCGTTACAGCACTTCAATTACCTGCCGCCAAAACTGCAAGCATTGTTTATGCATTGAAAGAAATGCTCTCCAAAGGAACTGTTCAAGCTCAAGAGTTTAAAGTACAGATGGGAAATGCAATGCCCGGCATGGCTGAGAAAGGTGCAAGGGCTGCCAAAGTTGCGTTTGAAGATTTTACTCATTAGGTGAGGTTTTTCATGTTGATTTTGGCAAAGGAGCATTAGACTCTGCAAAATCAATGCAAGCTGAATTGAACAGAGTTAAAAATGAATGGTTTGATTTTAAGCAGTCTTTTATGAAAAAGGCAGGTGCTTCATCGTGGTTGACAAATCTATTTAAGCAAGTTGCAAACACATTAAAGGCTATCAATAAAGACATGGATGTGCTTGTTAATTTGATAGACAGGCTATCAAGTAACAATTCTGGCATAATAGAGTTTGCTAAGTTTACCGCAAAAGCTGGTGCAGCAATGCTTTTTTTATCAACAATATCAAAAGGTATGTCCGCAGGTATGTCTAAAGCAGCAGATATAGTTTTGTATTTTTCTAAATCAGCAGCTTTTCTTCCCGGTCTTTTAACAAAAACTGCAAGCCTATTTGCAACCGCAAGTGCAAGAGCGATGTTATTCGTAACTTCATTTGCAAACATATTAGGCGCATGGACAGCATTAAAAGCAGGGTGGGATATAGGATCATGGTTTTCTGAATATTCTCAAACGGCGAGGGATTGGGGGACAGGATTAGTAGACGCAACTGTTACAGCATGGATAAAAGTGAAAAAATACACAAAAATAGCTTTTGCATCTACAATTGTTATTTTTAAAGAGTTTTTTACAGAATCATCAAACTTAATGAGGATATTGTTTGTAGACCCTTCACTGTCTTATATGAAAGATATCGTCACAGGCTATGTACGAATGTATGCTGAAATGTTTGACATAGCCGGAAAAACAGGACGAAAACTTGCGGGTTATTTTGCAAAAACAGGCCACCCAATACTTGCAGCAGCAGCAAATAAAGCAGCAAAAATAAGTGAAGACTTAGCAAAAAAGACAGTAAGCATAGAAAATAAGACAGGTGCTACGATACAATTGATAAGAGATAAATTAGCAAAGGCGGCAAAAAATCAACAGCAAAATAATTTTGATTCTTATATTAAGTCTGTAGAGAAAGCAAGCACAGAGGAAATAAAGCAACTAAAAGAAAAAGATGCAATAATTTCAGATATGTACAGAGATAGTCGATTAAAAGAGCTTTATCAAAACAGAAAAAAGAAAACAATTATAAAGCATAATTATAAAATAATGCCAATTGGAACTTTGGTAGAATCAGAAACAAAAGCAAAAAAAAGTCTCTTGCCGGAAATAGACCCAAAAGTGCTTGAAGATTATAAAAAACATATTGACATAATGAATAGCCTGTTTTTAGGATACAAAGAGAACTCTGTTAGTATTGCAGAAGATATAAAAAATGCTTTTGCAGATGCCTTTAAAGGCATGGAAGACCAACTGGTTAATTTTGTAATGACAGGTAAAGCAAGTTGGAAAGATTTAGCAAATTCAATCATAGAACAAATTGTCAGGATAGCTGTTAGACAGGCAATAGTAATGCCATTGGCACAGGGATTTCAGGGTGCATTTAACTATATGAGAACACCTGCAACAACAGGATACTCACCTAATAACAGTAATATAATCATGAACAAGCCTGTGGTAAGTAGGGCAAGTGGAGGAGCAATTGACGAACACGTTATTGGCGTAGGGCAAAGAACAGGTAGAACATGGGAGTTTGGAGAAAATGAGTCCGAATTAGTATTAAACCAAAGCCAGATAAGATCATTGTCTAAAAAAGGATCAAATGTACTTGTTCAGCCAAAAATAAGCATAACAACCCCACCAGGAACAAATGCAGAAACACAGCAATCAGATGATGGAATGAATGTTGAAGTTATGATTTCAAACGCAGTTGATGCAAACATAAGAAGGGGAGGGAGCATCCATAATACAATGTCCTCTGTATATGGGCTAAACAGAGCAGCAGGGGCATATAGATAGCAAAAAAAAGGACACAATACATGACTGACCCGTATTCACAGGCAATAAAAGAGGCTATGGCCTCAAACGAAGATGATAAAATAATTCTTGATACAATAGAAATATATCCTACTTCATTGTCGCCACCTGCAAGACTTGTTCTTGATTATGAAGATTTTATAGGAACACTTGAAAGTGATGCTCCTGTTGATCCATCTACGCAAGTCACATTTCAAAAATGCCAATTTAAAATTACTCTTCCGGAAAGCACAGATACATTACCGCAGGTAACACTTGAAATAGATAATGTAAGTCAAATATTAGGTGAATATATTGAGTCAAGCATGGATGCACAAGAGATAATACCTATTATATTTAGGCAATTCATTCAGTCTGACGCTTCACCTGAACCTCACTATGTCCTTAAAAACATGCAATTAAAAAATATAAACGTAGGAAACAGTGTTGTTGGGACATTATTCTTTTCTGACTATTTTAATAGGTCTTTCCCAAATAAAATATATACATCTTCAAGGTTCCCTGCATTAGTGAGGTAAAAATGGATAAATCAAACAAATCAAACAAATCAAACAAATTAAATAAAAAAAACATAGTGGACTATATCGGTTTAAAATGGGGCTTAGGAGAAACAGGCCCAACACACTATGATTGCCACGGACTTGTAATTGAAATACAAAAAGAATTTTACGGCAATGAACTTCCGTCAGTTGAGGTCAATGCAAAATCAATACTTGACGTAATAAGAAAAATGTCAAAACATAAAATATGGGAAAAATTTGAAAAAATACAAAAACCAGAAGACGGCTGCATTGTAAAAATATTTACAGTAGAACAACCAAATCATGTAGGAGTATATATTGATCATCCTGAATCTGGTATAATACACTCAATAAGGAAACATGGCGTTATTTTTGACTCATTGTTCTCGTTAAAAAGAACATACAACAAATTAGAATTTTATAAATTCATAAAAGATAAATAAATATGGCAGAAATAATTCAAACATACATGCCTATGACGGGCATTGAAAATAAAAAAATAATAAATAATGATTTCTTACTACAGGAGTATATTCAAGACACTAAAATATCATTAGTTGCGCCATATATTTTGATTGTCAATGAAAAGCCTATTTCAAGAAAACACTGGGATTCATTAATAATTAAAAAAAACGATATAGTTATTTTTGTCGCTTTTCCGTTAGGAGGAGGTGACGGTGGATCAAACCCTGTTGCTACTGTACTTTCGATTGCTCTTGCCGCAGGCGCAATGATGATACCAGGCATGCAATTATTCGGAGCAGGTTTAGCCGGAACTTTTATGAGTGGCATGCTTGGAGGTGCAGTCATGCTTGGTGGATCAATGCTCATAAACAAGGCGTTTCCACCAGAGCCACTACAACAAGAAGGAATAGGAGGATTATCTTCAAGGCAAGGTACGTCATCTTCTATTTACGACCTTAACGACAGAGGAAATACGTCTGCTCTAAATGCAATTATTCCTGTCCAGTACGGACGGATGAAAAGATATCCACACTATGCAATGCAATCGTGGAGCCAATTTGAGCAAAATAATAAATATGCATACCTTTTATTTTGTCAGGGGCAAGGGGAATTTGACTTTGAATCATTTAATTTTGACACTGTTCCTTCGACCGACCTTTCATATGCTCAAATAAGAACCTTTTCAAATAATGAAAATGTAAGGCTTGCTATTAATGGTGAAGATTGGACTCACAGAACACCTGATTTAAGCACAACACATACTTTTAGAGGTATATGCTCTAAAGCAAATTTACTTGTTCTTGTAGGGAGCTTTGGAGAAATACAGACAAGTCCAGATGCCATAACATGGACACACAGGACAGCAGACAACGGCTTTACTGACTTTTTTTATGACGTTGATTCTACAGCAGGGGGCTACATTGCAGTCGGAGAAAACGGAGAGATACAAACAAGCCCTGATACGGCAACATGGACAAAAGAAACACCTGCGGATAGTTACACAGGTGACTTTAACGGAGTTGTAGGAGGAATATTCCCAATTGCGGTAGGGGATAACGGAGAGATTCAGCAATCAGTAGGAGGTACATGGACGCACAGAGCAGCAGATAATAGCTACACAGGTACTTTTAAAAGCATAATATCGGGAAACAATGTTTATTTAGCTGTTGGATGGGAAGGCGAAATACAAACAAGTGACCTTAACGCCATAACATGGACGCACAGAACAGCAGACAATGGTTACGGAGGTGGATATTTAGATGCATTTTGGGGCGCAGAGTATAGTAATGACTTAAACATATTTGTAATTGTAGGATCAAACGGTGAAATACAGACATGCGAAGATGGAGAAGGTATCACATGGACTCATAGAAGCAATGCAGACGGCTTTACAGGCACATTCACGGGCATAACATGGGCAGACGGAATGTTTACTATTGTAGGCGACACAGGCAAAATACAAACAAGTCTTGACGGTATAAATTGGATAACTCAATCAAATGCAAATAATTTTACAGGTGATTTTTACTGTGTAGAAGCAACGTCAGACATACTTTGTCTTGCGGGAATAACAGGAGAAATACAAACATGTACATCAGGAAAAACATTTTACGATAATGTTTTTACTTCAAATCAAGTTGATAATATTTCTGTAAGAAGGGTTGATGAATATAAAGTCGAGTCAAATCCACTGACCACTCTTACAGTTGAATCAGGAGATATTGCAGAAACAGACTACCTCGGAAATCTTTACTTTTCCCCGCAAGCAAAATGGTACGTATGGAAAGTAAACGAAGTTTTAAAAATAAGAGAACCTGACGGAACAATATATACAACCGAAATAGTTAATATTGCAGACGGAGACCCCTCTTACATTGGTTATATCGTGTCGCCTTCACTTACTGCAAATTACACATTTCCTATAGGGACTGTTATGTCTAATTCATTTTTAACATTTATAACAGGGACAGTTGGAACAATACCTTTTACAAATGGAGTCTATGGAGTAGCTGACTCATTTGATGGGTTTATTGCAGGGGATACAATAATAATTGATGATCCATTAAGCTCGTACAATGCAAGGTTTGTTATAAAATCGTCTTATTATTACACAGATGGAACAGTAACAACAGAAGACTTAATTGAATATGTTGCATATGAGTTTATTGAAACTGTTCCTTCTGGAGCTGATTTGTCTACGCAAACAACAATGACGTTTGTTCCTGGCAGTGATTCTATAGGTTATATTGTTCCAAACACAAACTCTTCTATTCAAAAAATACAGTTTGATATTGTACTCCCTAACGGCCTATACGGCACAAACCTTACAAATGGAGAGCTTGAAAACCTAACTGTAAATTTTAAGTTGCAATATAAGCTTATTGCTGAAAATGGAACAGAATCATCTTCATGGCTTGATACTGGAACACAAACAATAACAGCAGCTCAAAAAAACCCAATTGCAAAAACATATGAAGTAACAGGTATCCCTGTAACCGCAAAAAAAATAAGGGCAAGGGTAAATAGGATATTTGGAACAGCATCTGATTACGCAGATTCTCAAAAAGGCCAATCAGAAATGGTATTTACTGACTTAAAAGCATTCTTAACAAATACAGGTACTTACGGAGACGTTACCGTTGTAGCCGTAAAAGTAAAAACAACTGATTCTTTGGTAAATGCTTCATTGTCTAAGTTCAATACGGTATCAACACGTAAATTACCGATATATGACGGTGCTATGTGGTCTGATCCTGTTGCGACTTCGAGCATTGCATGGGCGGCAGCAGATGCGTGTAGGAACTCTGAATACAGCGTTGCTATTAGCGATACAGAATTAAACGCTGATGAGCTACTTGCAATGGATACTATATGGTCAAGTAGAGGTGATTACTGCAATGGCGTATTTGAGTCAAAAGAAGTTTTTTGGGAATCATTAAAAAAGATAATGAGGGTAGGAAGGGCGCAGCCATTGTTAGTCGCAGGTTCAATTGATTTTGTAAGAGACCAACCAAAAACAATACCAAAGCAGGTTTTTACAATAAATAATATTGAAGCGAACAGCTTTAATGTCGATTACATTAATTTTGACAATGATACTCCTGACAGTGTAGAATTTGAATACCTTGATGATGATGAATGGGTATTTAAACAAACATTACAAACAATTACAGGTGGAACAACAGATCGTCCGGCAAAGATTCAAAGATGGGGAATAACACAGGAAGCACACGCAATAAGGGAAGCAAAATATGAAGCTGCGTGTAATGCGTATAGAAGAAAACTCCCTAGTTTTATTACAGAACTTGAGGGTAGGATTCTTTCAAGGCTTGATTATATAAGTATCTCAAACCCAAGGATAGGCTATGGGCTGTCAGGGGTAGTTCTTGGAGTAAACGGAAATGAAATTGAGTTATCTGAAACTGTTACATTTGAGTCAGGAGATCATTATATTGCTTTTAGAAAAAAAGACGGAACGCAAGACACACCGTATCTTGTTACCGAAGTAACAGGAGAGCCAAAAAAAGTTTTAATGTCAGTTACTCCACCGTCTTTTATTTATACGGGGTATGAAATGGAAAAAACTTATTTCCAATTCGGTAAGGGAGCTGATTATGACAAAAAATGTCTTGTTGAAACAATGCAACCTCAACAATCAACAAAAGTAAAGTTAATGTGTATTGTTGATGACGAAAGAGTTTACACGGCTGACGGAACAACTGGAATTTAATATTGATTAAAGGAATTTAACGTGGCTACACCTACATATCCAACATCATTGCCAGCACCTTTAATTAATAATTATGGCTATGAACAAATCCTTTCAAATGTCAGTGTTACTCCTGATTCTTTTGGATTTCAAACACAAAAGAGAATTTCAGAACAAAGAACCACTTCGATGGTTTTGAGTTTCGTTTTTAATGAATTTCAAATGAACACTTTTGAGATGTTTTATTTTAATGACCTAATAAATGGTCATAAATGGTTTAAAATAGATATTCTTGTAGGCGCAGGGTATATTGAGCATTATGTTCAAATGACATCAAAGTATGAAGCAAAGCTGATGTCCAATACTTTATGGTCTGTTAGTTTTAATATTGAAATTGACAACAAACAATTAATATCTCAGTTACAATATATTAATTTAACAGCATATGACACATACGCAGATTTTAATTTGAGCGTAGATTATTTATATGCGTATTCAAACGGTGTTTCTTCTGATTTCACTGATTCAAAATTACAAGACAGTTTTATAAAAGATAAATGGGTATAAGGAAATAAAATGGCAACTGCTTCTGAAACAACTACTCAAATAACAAGGCTTGTAGAAGCAACAGACATAATTGATAATGTTGCAAACGGAGCTATTGGTCAAGATGTAATAACTGACAATGGAACAGTAGTAACTGTCGCAACAGCAATGAATAGGCTTGTCGGGTACATTGCAAGGGGGACATGGGCGACAGGAGTTTCATATCAAGAAAAAGACCTTGTTTGGTATGCAGTAAATGCGACTGTTTATGTTGTTATTAGAGATCATATATCAGGCACATTTGCTACTGATTTAGCGAATGGTTTTCTGGCTGTTTATCAAAGCAATGGTATCGGTGTTGATACTATTGCAGATTTAAGATTAACCCCAGGAGTTATTGACGGCGTTGTTATTGATCTTCTCGGACATACAATAAATGGGGATGGAGGGCAAGGGAAATTCAGATGGGACGCAACAAGTACAGCCGTAGATGACAACGGAATAACAATAAAAGTTACATCTATCGCCACTGGTAGGTGGGTAAGAGTATTTGAAAATGGAGAAGTAGCCAATATATGTTATTGGGGGGCAGTAGCCGACAACGCAACCGATAACGCAACTGCACTTAATAATGCGTTTGCATACGCAAGGGCTAATGGTTGTAGTGTGTTCTTTCCTAAAATAAAAGATGAAAACGTGACTTACAGGCACTCTAACACACTGTATTTTGGCGTGTCTGACATGAAAATGTATGGTGACAGTACGTCTGTAAGACTGCACTATACTGGCACTGGAACGCAATTAGCAATCAATTTAAGCTATGGAGACCCGCAAAGAGAGCGGTGCGTTATGGAGTCGATATACCTTTACACAGAAACGGGGAGTAAATCTATAGACTTTACAGGTGGTAATTATTGTGAATACAGAAACTTTGAAGTCCAAAATAAAACAACAAACGCTATTCTGATTTACGGTCAAGGCAGTAATGGAGTCGGCCCGTACTATAATGTTTTTGATTCGTTTTCTTTGTTTGGCTCGGGAGGGACTCAGATAGGCATACAATTTAAACCGAATGGGACACTTATCTCTGCAAACGGATGTAACGCAAATATTATAAACGGATTAAAAAGAGGGGCTGTATTAGATACATTAATAGACCTTAGAGCAGGGCATGGCAATCTTTTTACAAATATCTCCGGCGAGTTATTATACTCTCAACTAATAAAACTAAATGACTACGCCTACGAAGAAGGCGGAACCTTAACGTCAGCTACAACGATAACGGTTACCGATTCAACACAAACATGGGCTTCTCTGGAACACGCCAATAAATCTGTAAAGATATCGTCAGGGGCACATAACGGCGAAGTGCGTAGAATCGCATCTAATAACGCAACAACGCTAACGCTTGATTTGCCTTTCCCTTCATCTTTAGCAGGCTCAGAAACATATGAGATACATGATTCGGCGGCATTTTCAAATAAATTTGTCAATCTCCGACAGGAAGGATGGAACACACAAAACCCAAACGGAATAACTATAAAGCCGGGCGCACTATTTAACGAGTTTTCGCAACTTGAAATAGGTTCTCTCGGTTCTGGTAAAATGATATCGGACGAGCAAGGCCACCCCTCTAACATAATTAGGGACGGCAATTTTTATAAAGAAACCTTTATTATAGAGAATACAGGAGCCTCACTTTCTAAAGAATTTATACCAAGAAGTTCTGTTTTAGGAGGGTTGAGAACAGGCCACATCATGCGACTATGCAGTGTAGGAGTAGAAGCAGTTGAGCTTACCGCAGGTTCTGCGGTGATCACGGTGGATCACGGTGGAGCGTCTACAGGAACAGGGACTGAAAGTTTAGTTATAACGCTTGATACATCGCACAAAACAGGGTTTATATCCTCTAAAGACAAGATAGCGTACAGTACAAGCTCGAAAGCTATTTTTGTAAATCTATCAACCGATGCAAGTGTCAACTCAGCCGCTGATTTTATAATAACATTAACATACGTAAGCAGGTAAATAACAAAAAAATAAAAAACTTGTTGACATATAAAGCCACATGAAATAAATATAAATAAACTTTAAAAAAGGAAAATTAAATGAAGATTATAATCGAAAAAAGAATTTATATTTATGATATGCCAATAATCGAAAAGATATTAAAAAAACATTTAACAATGACAAATCCAAAATACACAGATGCTATACAAAACGCCAGGCGTGTATACGGCATCCAGAAAAATATATCTGCGTACAAAAAACACAAAGACTGTTTCAGCGTACCAAGGGGAGTTGAAGGCTATCTTTGTATATTGTGCAACAAGTATTACCCTGATATTTCTTTTGACGACAAAACAACTTATAACGTAAACATTAAGTTCAAATGTAATATAACTCCGTACAAAGAGCAACTGCCCGCGGTCAATGCGTGTCTAAATAATGAGGTTGGTGTTCTTCAACTACCTACAGGGACAGGAAAAACCGTAGTTGCTCTATATGTCACATATAAACGATCTCAAAAAACATTTATAATCTGTCACACAAAAGAATTAATGTATCAATGGCAAGCCAGAATTAAACAGTTTTTGGATTATGATTGCGGATTAGTAGGAGACAACCATTTTAACATAAAAGACATTACAGTTGGACTGGTAACAAGTACCATAAATAAAAACAAAAAGCATAATTTCTGTAAAGATTTCGGAATGTTAATTGTAGATGAAAATCACAAAGTGCCAGGAAGGACTTTTTCTGAATGTGTAAGCTTGTTTAAGAGTTTTTATATTTTAGGACTGACGGCGACTCCAAAAAGAAGAGATGGCCTAGGAAATTTCATTTTTTGGAGTTTGGGCGACATAATATATAAAATGAATAAATCAGAAGCTGTCAGGCAAGGTAAGATACTAAAACCCAAAATAATAAAAGTGCAAACTAATTTATTTTTTAATGGAGAAAGGGGTGATTATGTTTCGTTATTGTCAAAATTAAAAAAATCAAACATAAGAAATCAAATAATTGTAGACGAAATAAAAAAGGCATCTCAGCAAAACTATTCATGTTGCCTTGTTTTATCTGACCATTCGACTCACCTTGATTTTATTAAAAAAAATCTTGATTTTGAACAAATTTCATATCACTATCTATCAGGCAAAATATCAACAAAAAAAAGAAAGCAGGTGGTTGAAGACCTAAATAATAATAAAGTTACAATACTGCTTGCTACGACAAGCCTAATAGCAGAAGGATTCGACTATGGCGGCTTCACTGATCTATTCCTGTGTATGCCTATTTCATATGATGGAAGATTAGAACAAATTTTAGGCAGATTAATTAGAACACAATCCGGCAAAAAACAAGTCAGGGTATATGATTTTGTTGATAATAATCCAGTTTTTTTAAAACAGTGGCACAAAAGACTAAAAGTATACAGCTCTTATTAAAAAGTTGAACAAGAGCACATACCTATTTTTATCAAATGCTTAAACAAATAATGAGGTGTCAGCAAAATTGGCCTTTATTAAGCATAAAAATTAAAAAAGGAAGTTAAAATGAAAGACAAAAAAAACTGTGGCAATTGTTCCTTTAAACCTAATTTTAAATATTCTCATTATTATACAAACTTTAATTCAAAAAAGGTCTATGTGTATGAAGGTAGGTGTAAAGTTACCAATAAGATAATATTAAGAGAGCACAATAAATACCTTGATATAAACAACGTAATAAAAAACTGTAAAAAACATAATAAAATTAAAAATTAAATTAAGACAGGAAAATTAAAATGATTGACTTCGAAAAAATATTTAGCATACACCGCATTCAAACATCAAATTCTGGCCGTCATTACCGTCATGGATGGTCAAACGTACCTTGTCCATATTGCCACGGTAATGACGGCTCGCATATGGGCTTTAATCATGCTCAAAACTCATGTGTGTGTTTCAGGTGAGGAGGTCACAACGTAAATAAAGCACTGTCGAGTGTTTTAGGGGTAGATATTAATCATGCAAAGCAAATAATATCTGAACACTCAACAGGTTTTATATCTCAAAACTTCTCAGGATGGGAAGCAAATGTAGAAAAAGTAAATATTGAAAAATTAAATTTAAGACCGTTAGTGAAATATCATAAAATTTATCTTGAGCAACGTGGATTTGACGTTGATCGTTTAGTTCATTTTTTTAAGTTGCAATCTACCGGATATGAAACAGACCCTTTTTATCAAAAAAACAAAATCTTTATTCCTTATTACTTGAATAACAAATTAATGACATATACATGCAGGGACATTTCAGTTGATACAAAACAGTCTGGTATGAGAGCAAAATATATAGCCTGTAAGAAGTCAGATTGTCTTCTACCTGGCAATTTTTTTATATATAATTTTGACAATATAAAACACCGTAAAAATCAACGAACGTTGTTTTTTGAGGGGCAACCTGACGCATGGATGTTTCCGACTTGTTCCGGCAGTTTGTCTGGTATTAAATTTACTCCTGCTCAGGTTAAATTCATTGTTTCTAATTTTAATAAGTGCGTTTTTATTCTTGATCCTGACTCAGCAGGTCAAGCGGCCTCTCAAAAGGCATTTGATGAAATACAAGTACTTACAGGAATAACCCCTGAAATATATGAACTCGATGGATCACTAAGAAATCCAGACAATACCCCAAAAGACCCAGGAGACTTAACTTGCAAAGAAGCGGATAACTTAATCAAACAATTAGATATATGTTTATAACAAATAAGATTTTTATTTTATTTGCTTGCCTGACTTAGTATATATACTAAGTCAACGAAAATTTTATTTTAAAGGCGGCTCGAATGAATGATTTTTTAATAAACAATAGATTTTTGGATAGAAAATTTTATTTATCAGATAAAGCTTTTTATTTGATATTTTATTCCTTACTCGTTGGAGACATAATAATGTTATTATTAATGATTTTTAACATTTATAAATAAAGGAAAATTAAAATGAAAACATATGTATGTTGCTTTGAATGTCGTTATCAGGTAGGTGCTGTAGCTGTAATTATGGCAGACAATAAAAAACAAGCAAAAGACTTATTTCAAAAAAACTAAAGTATATTGTGGTTGAGCAGAAAACACCTACTTCCCAAATTAAGCATGCTGTTAACGTACACCATGCATTAATCTTGTTAGACGGAGACTATTAGCATAATGACAAATAAAAAACTAAAAAAATTAAACAAAAACAAAAAATTAGAATCTGATATATGTATTGAATGTGGAAACATAATGAAGTGTATGTTGAAACAAAATGGCATTTTGTGGGTATGTAAAAGCGAAAAATGCACAAATGTTTATTTTGATAATTATAAATAAAAGGGGTAACAAATGTATAAAAACAAACCACTCATAATCGCAAAACGTCCATTTTGGAGACATCCTATATTTAGTTTTGGTTGGTATTCTATTTGTCAAGACGATATATATGGCGATGACATAACGGCAGAAGGATTCTTCAAGCCGGGAGACGGGGGACAAGGTAAATTTTACATTGATCATAATAAAATACATGCGGATAATGGAGGAAAGATATTTAACTCTAAAATAAGACGTAAGTAATCAAGAGTATTAAAACATGAAAGAAAAAGACATAAAGGAAATTTTGCATATATCGTTGACTAAAAAGTGGATTTATAAGAGGAAATAAAAGGAGTGTGATGATAAAGAAATATGAAAGGGATTTTAAAGGAGTATGGATAGAAAAAAGTCGCTGGCTTGACGAAAACCTTACAAAAATGGAGATGTTGTTTGTTGTTGAAGTTGAAAGTTTAGATAATGAAAATGGGTGCTTTGCCACAAATGAATACTTCTCTTCTTTTTTTAGAATTTCTGCATCTCGATGCATAAGGATCATATCTTCTCTTGAAGCAAAGGGGTATATAAAAAGATATATTATTTACAAAGAGGGTTCCAAACAAATTAAAAAAAGAATTTTAAAGGTCGTGACACCCCCTGGCGAAAACGCCAGTACCCTCCTGGCGAAAACGCCAGTACCCTCCTGGCGAAAACGCCAGTACCCTCCTGGCGAAAACGCCAGGTATAATAATACAGTTAATAATACAGTTAATAATACAATAAAAAAAAAAGAAAAAGAAAAAGAAAGCTCACTTGATAAATCAAGCTCACTTACAGAGAAAATCGCTAACGCTCTTCCTGTGACAACCCCTTCGGTTGATAAATCAACCTCACGGCGTAGCCACCTGTTTCTAAAACATGATTCCGAACGATTAGTGATAGAAGAACAAACACAATCTTCATTAAAAAATAAAAGTATACAATTAAATGATTTTAAAAATAAACAAACTAATAAAACTAATAAAACAAACCGTTCATTCAAAAAAGAAGCTGAGAACTTCAAAAATGAAATATTAAATATTTACCCCTCTGAAAAAGTAGAACCGAGAGATCATAAAAAATTAATTAATTTTTATAATAAAATAAAAACAGGAGAAGTAAACAAACAAAGCTTCATAAAAAATTTAAAAGACTGCATTCAGCTTAAACAGGCTTATATGTACTTATTAAAAAATTATATTAATTATGACAAAAGATATCTTGAAGACCATTCAGCAAAACTAAAAGCGTTTGTATTTGCAAAAAACAATAATAAGAATATAAATAATCAATTTGGCTTTGATGAATTTAGAAAACAAAAAACAGAATTACAAAACAAAGGTATTCAGGCTGACGAAATACGAAGTGTAAATCATGATGATCCTCGTGTTGGAAAAGAAATTAATGGAATATATTATGAGAGTATAAACGACATATTCAAAGATTAATATAAAACAACTGGTCGGCGCAACGCCGGAATGGTGTTTCTTGTCAGCTTACCAATGAACGGCTTAGCATTTTTTTGATTTAAAAATAAAAAATGTATATGTTAGTATGTATCAAGTTTTGTTATAAAAAAATAAACGTTTCAATTAACAAAGCAAAATTAAAAGGAAGTTGAGCATGGGAATCAAACAAAAGCAAAAACCCTTCTTAAAGCAACCAGATTAAAATGCCTTGAATGTTCAAATAACTCAGTGTCAGATGTTAGAGAGTGCGAAATTACAAACTGCGAACTTTATTATTTCAGGATAAGTAAGAATCAGTATCGTACAAAAAAGGATATTGACAGACAAACAAAGAGAAAAGCTTACAAAACAGATAGGGAAGTGAAGGCAAACACAAAAAAACACAAAAGGAAAAATAAAAATGTTATCAGAATCAAACTACACTTATAGAGTCAAGCAGTTGTTCACTGAACAAAAAAATCTTTATGAGTGGCCTGATGTTCCAAAAGATTTATCAGACAGTGAGATAGTGCAGTTCGCATTCTGTGTTGCGGCAAGACGTACAAAAGCAATATTCCAAAAAACAGGCGATTTTAAAGACTTAAAAGTTCCAGGTAGACTTATGTATACCTGTTGTGATTTAAGTCCAGAAAACAGCCGATTAAGGGGGCAGAATGTCATAATCATGGGAACAACAGGAACGGGAAAGACATATTTGTCTGTAAAACTCACAAAAGACTATTTTTGTTCTCAGTATATTCCTACAAGATACAGAGAGTCGCCGGATTTTTTTGAAGGCATATATGCACAAGGGACGACAAGTAGAGCAAAAAGAAAAATTGTATATGTGACAGAACAAATGTGTCTTGATATGTTTTCAAGAAAAATAGAAAAGCAAACAGCATTTGACAGGTACAAATCGTATGATGTGTATGGTGCGTGGAATTTTGAAGATTTGTATGATGCGGATTTATTGGTAATACAAGATTTAGGAAGTGCATCTGCTCACCCGGCCTTTGCTTCAAAACTGTTTTCTGTCCTCGATGAAAGAATACTTGATATTTCAAAACAAACCATTTTTACTACGAATAAGAGCATGTCGAATATCAAAGAAAAATACGGGGAAATGTTCACGGACAGATTAAAATTATTTAGTATCGTAAAAAAGACTGGTGAGTCAAAAAGGAACAATATAATTACAAAGAGAACAACCCCTAAATTTGAATTTTTTACAGGAGATAAATAAATGTTTGTGACTAAATTTACAAATAAAGACCTTGACGATATTCAGGAGTTATTTTTTAGTGGAATAACAAGAAAACAAGCAGCTAAAAAATATAGGTTAAAGTTTGATAAGTTTAACAGATGCATAGAGGAAGCAAATAAAAAATATAATAGAAACGTAAAAACACAAGGAAGGGTAAGGAGACATAAATTAAAAGAACCCCAGATTAAAGAAATTTTTGATTTATATGCAAAGAAAACACCACAAGTAAAGATTGCAAAACATATAGGAACAACAACCACAACAATAAATTCAATTATCACAGGAAGATTTTATAAGGACTTATACAATAAGTATTCAGGGAACAACATAATAGATCAAAAGAAAACAAAGACAAGGTTTTGCATTGACTGTGGTAATAAAATAATGAGCAAGAACTATTTTAGATGCGACACATGTTTTAAAAAAATAGGAAGCCATAGACACGAGGGGTATCAATGGAAAATTCAATAAATGTTCTAAGTTATTTTGACGGAATTTCATGTGCTCAATTAGCTCTAAAGAAACAAAATATAAAAATAAAAAAATATTACGCAAGTGAAATCGACAAATATGCAATTTCAATAACGCAAAAAAATTTTCCTGAGACAATTCAACTGGGAGATGTAAGAAGCATTGAATTAGAAAAAATTCCTAAAATTGATTTGTTTGTTGCGGGGAGTCCTTGTACAAATTTAAGTTGTGCAGGAAAAAGAAGCGGCTTGTCTACAAAAGAAAAGATAGAGATACTAACACTTGAACAATATGAAAATTTAAAGTTAGATGGGTTTGAGTTTGATGGACAATCATACCTTTTTTGGGAGTTTATAAAAGCTTTGAAAATATTAAAGCCAAAATATTTTTTACTTGAAAATGTTAGTAGTATGGGTAAAAAGTGGAAGAAAGTATTTTCTGATGCAATTGGTGTTAATTACATAGAAATAAATAGCTCTTTGGTATCTGCTCAAAATAGAAAACGGTTATATTGGACAAATATTCCAGGAGTTGAACAGCCGGAAGACAAAAAGATATTATTAAAAAATATTGTTTTAAAAGATGCGTTGCCAATTGCACTGCATAATTTATATGGAGGTTTCAACGAAACTACCCCAAGGGTGTTTGAAGAAAAGTCTCCAACAGTAAAAACGTCATCTGGGGGAGGACATATACCGTCATTCATAAAAAAAAGCGTCATAAATCCGGTCACTTTTACAGAAACAAGAACAGGTGACGCAAAAAAGATAAGAAGGAGGGCGAGAAAAGAGACTGGAAAAGATTTTTCACCAAGAACAGGAAAAGAATTAACCCAAAGAAATGAGAGTAAGTCTAATTGCGTAACAACTTCAACGACAAAAGAACACCTTGTTGTTAATTTTGACAAACTTGTCCATTCAGAAAAGGCAGTTAAGTACATGGATAGACGAACAAAAGACGGAAAAAGGACGCATTGGGACTTCGGGTATCATTCTGATATCAAAGATGAAAAATCAACTTGTATTGTTGCAAATTTTTTTAAAGGAGTCCCAAATAATGTACTGAAAGACTGTGACTGTATAAGGAAATTTCACCCTATTGAATGCGAAAAGCTGCAAACATTACCTGAAAATTATACTTCCACAGGGGTAAATGATAAAGGAAAAGTAAAAATAAGTAACACTCAAAGATACAAGGCGATAGGTAACGGAATGACAGTAGATGTCATTGCACATATATTAAGTTATTTGCACAAAAAATAAACATAGTCCATAATATTACTAAAAGGACAATATTATGGACTATATAAAAGGCTTTTCTCAAATAGAAAAATATAAAAGATGCAAAGAGCAGACATCAAGAATAAAAATAAAAATACTATTGTCTTCTACTTCAAAGCAGATGAATCATAGATTGTCGTTATTAAAGCAATGCATTAAAGACCAGAAACACGCAAAAAAAGAATGTGTAAAAGCTGTAGGGGGAAACTTAAAGTATTTATTAAAAATACCAGAAAAAATAAGGTTGCAAATGGCGTTAATGCAAGCAATAGAATCAAAAAAACAAGCATCTGCCGACCTTCAATTAGAAATAGTTAAAGTTTATGGAAAACCGGAGGTGAAATAAATGAGAGCTGGTTCAAAATTTAGATTTCCAGTAGAATTGGTCGTTACACCTGTAGATAACAATGTAGGGTATTTTATGTTAAAAAAACCATTTAGGTACATTTCAGAGTCAGGTATAACGTATACTGCCCCAGAAGGTTTTTTGACTAATTTTGGAAGCATACCGAAAGCAATACAAGGTTATTTCCCCCCTTACGGAAAATACGGAAAGGCAACTGTAATACATGATTTTTTATACAGTGTTGATTGCGATAGGTTTATATCAAGAAAACAGGCAGATTTTATTTTTTTGGAAGCAATGAAGCATCTCGGTGTTTCTATATGGAAAAGAACGTTAATGTACTCTGCTGTTAGGATGTTTGGCGGCAGTCATTTTCAAAAATTATAAAGTAATATTTGAAAAGAAAAAAATGAAATCAGAGAACATACAGATAATATCTAATGGCAAAGCTTGTGGAAACAAAGTCTTAATCGACGGAAAAGAACTTAAAGGAATGGCAAGTGTTAAATTCAAGATTGACGTAGATAATTTAAGTAAAACAAAGTTGACGCCTGAGAGAGTTAGCACAAAACATCAATATCAAAATATGTAATCATGAAGGAGGAAAGTGCGTTGATTCTTTGTTTTGAGAATGTCAATGTCAAGTGCGGAATAAATACAAGAATAAAAAAATCAATAAAAAGAAGAGAGGAAACAATGAGAAAAATACTATTAATTACTATGCTTATATGTGCATTGTCAGGGTGCGGAATACTTAATGTTACTACTAATATTGATAATTGTGAAGACTCAATAATTTCAAAGACAGTAGATAAACAAACAGCAAACATAATTATTCAAGTTGCGGCGTATAAAGTCCTTGAAAAAAATCCAATGTATAGACAGAAAGTTTTAGATGTCTTAAGTGTGGCGGAATCAGTTTTAAAAATAAAACAAATAACATTTTATGAGTTTTTAAATATTCTAAATAAAGAGATAAAAAATATTCCACCGGAACTTATAGTAATAAACAACAAATTTCAGTCTTTATGGGTGATTAAAAATGTCATTCCTGAATGCGACATAGTTTTTTTATTAAAAATAATAAATCAAATAAAATTAAACATAAAATAAAAAGTATTTTAAAAAATTAATAAAGTAAGTATAAGTAATAAATAATAAAGAGAAATTAAAAAATTGAACATTAACGTAAATAGAAAGTAAAGACATGAAAAATATAATTGATTATTTTAAATCAAATAAAAATAATAAAAACGGCAAAGACAGAAAAGAGAATGAAACAAAAGTATTTAATTACAAGCAAGTATCAAAAGAATCACCTATAGATGAAAGACAAAGACTCGCAAAACTTCACCCTGCGATAGTGGTGAATGAACTTGCAAACAGGATACAAGGCATAGCATCAATAATAAAAAAGAATAACGGAGGAATTACTCCGATTGTAATTAAATATATAAATGGTAAGCCATATTCATTTGCGTATTTCAGGTCAACCAGGTCATTTTCAATTTATGAAATAAAAGCAGAGGATGACCCAAACGGAAAAAAGATAATTTCTAGAAAAACAATTGTGGGGATACAAATGGCTATAAATGACATTGCTGATAATAAAATATAAATTAAATTAAAAAAAGGAAAATTAAAATGGTTGTATTAGGAAGGGATAACCGCAAAGGACTTGCTAATAAAGAAATAGATGTAATCAAAAACACAAAAGCCACAAAACTAACGTCAAACAATTTAATCAAAACTCTTGACATTCAGCTTGAAAAAACAAAAAAAACAATTGCAAGTATCAAACAATTAAAATCAAGGTTGGATAGAATAGTAAATGTTTTGCCTGACAATAATACAATAAAAATATCTGTTAATGGACAGACAGTAACAGTTAAACATTCTTCATACAGACTAATTGTTCAAAATGACGTTGACTTCATAACAAAGCAATTAAATATCAATCTTGAAAGACTAATAGAATTAAATAAAATAACAAAATAAAAAAAGAAAATTAAAATGATTAAAAAAAAGCAGATTGATTCTTCTAAGATAGAAAGAGATATCATTACACAAATGATATTAAATACAGATTTTTTACAAAAAATAGAAAAGACATATAAAAAAAACAGCTTGAAAATGCCATATACAAATACAATAGCTGATTTATGTATAGAGTACTATAAAGAGTATGATCAAGCTCCTGGTCAACACATTCAAGATTTATATAATAACATAACAAGAATTGACCCTGACCAAAAAGAATTAATAAAAACATTTTTAGTCAGTATCAATTTAGACCTCGAAAATTATAAACCTGATAAATTATACAACACAGACTTTCATTTAAAGAATGCAACAGATCATTTAACTCATATCAAATTATCAAGACTCCATGAAACACTTGGAGAAATGATAAAAGGAAAAGAATACAAAAAAGCAGAACAAGTATGTAATAGTTTTGAAACTATTGACGCAGAGTATAACAAGTCAGTTAATGCATTAACTGATAAAGAATTTTTAATTGAGAGCTATGAGTCTGATAAAAGGGAGGTACTTTTAAATCTTCCGGGGGCAATAGGAGAGATGATAGGGCCTATAAGAAGGGGTGGGTATTATTTAATACAAGCGGGATCAGGAATAGGTAAAAGTTGGTTTTTATCGTGGATAGCACTTCATGGTGCAATGTCAGGAATAGAGACTGCACTTACGCCTTTAGAGATGACAAATCTTCAAACAAACCTAAGAGTACAACATATGTTGTCAGGGCTGTGCTTGTACAAAGAAAAAGACGATAAACTGTTTATTCCTGTATGGGATTGTTACTTTAACCAGACAGGTGAATGTGAAAGATCAGTCGATCCTATTGCAACATCAAGAACAGTGAAGTCAGGATTTAAAGAAGAAACAAAATACACAATACCTACATATCACGATTTCGATATGTATTCAGATCACATATGTTGCACTAAGTGCAAAGAAACGACTCCTCTGTCAAGTGCAAAATATTTTAAACCATCAACATGGTACAAAGTTGAAAAAGCTAACTATGCTACAGCAGATAAATCAATAGAATACCTTGATGTTTTAAGTGAGTCAGGATTAGTTAACGCAGGAATATATATAGACGATTTCCCCCGAGAAGATTTATCGACAGATGACTATGAAGCATATTTGCATAATTTGTACCATCATCAAAATATTTTAATTGACTTAGGAGTTATTGATTATGCAGATGAAATGAAAAAGGACAATAGAAGAGACGAAAGATTAGGGTTAAACCAGATACACGGAGACTTAAAAGCAATAGCACAGAAAAGGCATATTGCAATAGTATCAGCAAGCCAGGAAAACGATGAAGGAAAGCTGTTTGGAAGCAGAAAAAAGATGCACTTAATGGACTCAGGAATAAGGATTTTACAAACAAATGAAGAAAAGACAAGGGGGATATTCAGGGCAATGGATATAAAACAAAGGTTTGGAAAAGGGACAAAAGGGAAAGTTTTATATTGTTTACAGCGGCTTGAAATAGGAAAACCAGTGCTTGATACATATTGGGGAGATGAATAGTGAGTGTAAAAGCTGAATGCAAAATAGAGAGCAACCTGTTTCCAGTCATGATGTGTATAGACAATTACTGCAATCAAAAATTAACAATAAATGCTGCGGCTGAGCTAAGGAAAACTCGATATCGAAATAGATAATTTTTACGCAGAAAAAGAGCGTATATTAAAAAAAAGGATAAATAATGTCAAAATTAATTATTATTAACGGAGTAGCAGAAGCAGGAAAAGACACTTTTGTGAATTTCATTGATATGTTATCAAAAAATGGAATAAGAAAAATAAGCACAATAGATCAAGTTAAAAGATTTTGTGAAAAATATATGGGCGTTGAGATAGAGCCAAAAACAGACAAAAAAAGAAAACTATGGAACGACATGAGGATAGCAATGACGGCATATGATGATCGTATATTTAGATATGTTGCCGCAGAGATATCTGCTATTTGGACGCATTCTCCTGAAAAAATAATTACTGTTATGTGCAGAGAACCAGAAGAAATACAGAAATATAAAAATAAGTTTAAAGAAAAGTGTGAAGCGGTACTTATTGTTAATGAAAAAAAACAAGAGAATATCCCTAATAATGAAGCAGATCAAGGTGTGTTTAATTATAAATATGATTGGCATATTTATAATAACTCAACATTAGGAGAGTTCCTTGATGATGCACAGGCGTTTTGTAACAAAAATAATTTACTATAAAGGAAATAAATATGAACAAAATGAACAAAAAACAAGCAACGTCAGAAGAAAATATCAAAAAAACAAACATGAAAGACTTAAAAAAAGTCATTGATCTTATGAACGCCAACTTTTTTTCTGAACCTGTTAGGACAACAAGCAAAAAAGAAATGGTTGAAGCAATTGTTGACATCTCTTTTGACGACAAAAAGTTCACTGATAATTTCTTCAAAGACAACAGCAAGGATTTTACGGATCTGTACAACACAATAAATAGCCGCGTACAACATAATGACACGCTAACAGAAGAAGAGTATGACGATAAATATATCGAGTGTCCAGTTATTATCCCAGACGATATCGAAAAAGAAATAATGACAGATGAAATCATAGATATTGTCTTTCAGGTAACCTCAATTGATTATAATTCGCTGTATGGATTTAAAGTGAATTACGACGATATTGTAGAAAAGACAAGTGACAATACATTACAAAAAACAAAAACGTCGGAAAAAATGTATGTTCCTGCGCTTGATGCGACAGAACCAGAACCAGAACCAGAACCAGAACCAGAACCAGAACCAGAACCAGAACCGCAAGAACAACAAACCATATCAGGGGTGACAATGGGAGTTGCAACAGATATGTTCGTCGATGCCCTGAACACCGTAAGCCCCGGAATAGGAAAAGACGATAACGAGAACCTTATTCGTTTTTCTGGCGATTCAATAAGAACATTTTCAAACAATATTAGTGTGTTCCACCCGTTTACAACAGGTGTCAATTGTGTTGTCACAGGGAAAGACTTTGTAACACTATTAAAAAAAATAAAGGATACAGAAATAGACTTTATTCAGGAGTCAGACAAAATAACAATCAAAGGTGACAAAGATACTCAAATTGAGTTTTATTATAATCATTTGATAATGCCCGAGATAAACATACCTGACGAACAAGCACGTTGGATTGAGTTGCCTGGCGATTTTTCGTCTGCTGTCGGTGTTGCAGCCTTGTCTTGCAGCTCTAAAGCAACTATGCCTGTATATAACTGTGTAGTTGTCGAAAAAGATACTGTTGTTGCATGCGAAGACGGACGAAAAGGCATTTGTATCGAAATGGACAGCGTGTTTGAAGGGACGCTGAATATTCACGGAAAACTTGCAAAATTTCTTGTTAACTTTCTTCCTAACGAGGTTTGTATAGACAAGTTTTATTTTCATTTTAAAAATGCTAGGGGTACAGTTGTAAGCGTAAAGCAATACGCAAACGGAGTGTTCGCTCCTGAGTTTTATGATAATTTGAAACACATAGGAGAAGAAATTGAAATACCGAAAGGGACAGCAAAACTAGTAGAAAGGGCGTTAGTATTGTCAGGAAAAGATCCTGATGACTTTGTGAGCGTAAGCATAAATAATGGAAAAATGGTAACGACAGGAAAAAGCGATACTGGTCGCATAGTTGAGACAATTCAAGTAAAAAATAAATTGGTATCAACTGATTTTGCTGTTAACCCTATGTTGTTTAAAGAGATTCTTAAAAAAGCAGACACGATGGAAGACTGTGAGAACTTCATACTATTCAGAGGAAATGGTATCACTTGTTGGGTTGGAAAAACTTTTGTAAGGGAATAATATAAAAAAGGGATATAATATGTGTCAAAAATGGATATGTATAACGGATAAACTACCAGAAAGTAATAAAAAAGTAATTATTTCTTATGTGGGCAAGATAGGAAATAAGAGAAAAACAGTAATGGGAATGCTTGTTTCTAAAAAAAGCATTGAGTGCAATTGCAATGACTATGATTGCGGATGTGAGTTTGATGAAGAATTAGGAATCTCTCATTTTCCGGAGGGATGGTACGAACTTAGCGAAAATGGAGAGTACAATTACATCCCTATTTATGCATCAATTATAACTCACTGGATGAGAATCCTGAGCATTCCTAAATAGTATAGACTATCAGGATATTTTTTGTCCTGATATAAAAAAAATAAATAAAAAAAGGAAAATTAAAAAAATGATACACCTTCACAACCATTCAGAGTTTTCGTCATTAGACGGTGTGTCATCTCCTGAAAAATGGGTGTTAAAAGCAAAAGAATTAGGTCAATCAGCGATAGCATTAACAGAACACGGAAATATGTTGTCCGCAATTCAGCTACAATCTGCATGTAAAAAACACGATATAAAACCTCTATTCGGGGCTGAGTTTTATTTTGTAGACGATGTATTAATAAAAACACGTCAATCAACCCATATGCTTATGCTTGCAAAAAATAATCAAGGTTTCAAAGACCTTCAAGCACTTTGCTCATATGCAAATATTCATGGATTTTACTATAAACCAAAAATAGACATAAAAAAAATACTTGAAATAGACTTAAGAAATATAATAATTTCAACAGCCTGCCCAGGTGGTTGGCTAAATAATTCAAGAGCAGATCAGCACATACAAGTGTTGCTTGAAAATAACGCAGATATTGTTTGTGAGATACAACCTCATGACTTAAAGTTACACTACGATTTTAATAAGAAAGTGTATAATTATGCATTAAAGTATAACCTTGATTTAATTATGACTTGCGATGCTCATTATCCAGATAAAACGCAGTCAAATCTTCAAGACGTATTAATGACAGTTGCCACCCGTGGTAAAATGACAGACAAGAACAGAATAAAACTGCCTTGCGATACATATTATTTATGGAGCGAACAAGAATGCCTTAATTATAAGCACGATTTTATTCCAAAAGAAGAAATAGAAATATCAATACGAAATACACAGTCAATTGCAGATGAATGTAACGTGGAAATCAATAAGAAGAAAATAATTCTTCCAATACCCCCAAAGATAAAACAAAAGACAAATAGATCAGCAAGCGATGTTTTATGGCAGAGCTGCATGGAAGGGTTCAAGAACAAGTTAAATATAGATATTTCAATTGCAGAAAATGAAACTCCTGAATTTTATTTTGCAGGGAACAAAGAAAAAGCAGATAAGTATGAAATATACATACAAAGGCTAAATGAGGAATTTGACCTGTTTGAGAAAAAAGATTTGTGCAGGTATTTTTTAATAGTTAAGGATGTAGTTGATTTTGCAAGGTCAGTTGATATACCTGTCGGCCCTGGACGTGGAAGTTGTTCTGGATCATTGGTTTCTTACCTTCTTAATTTGACGCATCTTGATCCAATTGAACATAACTTAATCTTTGCAAGATTTCTTAACGAGCAAAGAAATGATTATCCAGATATTGATATTGATTTTTCACAAAAAAGAAGACATGAGATAGTCAAATATATAACAGAAACATACGGAAAAGATAGGACAGGATATATTGTCACCTTATTAAGAATGGGGGCAAAAACGGCCGTTAGGGACGTGTCAAGGGTTTTTGATATTAATCTTAAAGAAGTTGATGTTTTCGCAAAGTCATGTTTTTCATACGAAGGAGATCATTTAGAGGAAGGTTTAAACTCTGCATATGGAAGGATATTCAATAATAAATACCCTCATGTTGTTGATTACATAAAAAAAAGTCAAGGGAGTATCAGAGGCACTTCAATTCATGCATCAGGAATAATAGTTAATAAAAAGTCGTTGATGTCAGGTAGTCAATGCACCATATTAAGAGACAAAGGAAAATCAGTAAAAAGAATATGCGGAACAATAATGGGTGATTGTGAAGACAACGGATTGTTAAAGCTCGATGTATTAGGGTTAGCAACACTTGATGTTATCCATAATTGCAGAAGAGAATCCGGTATTGAATGGGAAGATATCGCAATGGATAATAGAAATGTATTTAAAGAGATATCCTCCGGAAACACATTAGGGGCGTTTCAAATAGAAGCAAAGGCATCAACCCAGGTTGTTAAAAAAATGAAGCCTAACAATTTTGATGATCTGTCGGCTTGCCTTGCGTTGGTAAGGCCTGGGCCAATGGATTCTGGCATGACAGATATGTACATTGACAGAAAAAACGGCACTAAGTGGGACGACATACACCCGTTTTATACAGAGATAACAAGAAAGACATACGGTGTTCTTGCATATCAAGAGCAGGTAATGGAATGCATTGTTAAATTAGCAGGGCTGCCATTTTCAGAAGCAGACAATATTAGAAAGATAATAGGAAAAAAAAGAGAAGCAAAAGAGTTTGAGCCTTATTGGGAAAAGTTCCGACAAGGATGTATAAAACAAAAAACATTATCACCTGAGCAAGCCAAAGAGTTTTGGGATGGGTTGCTTAAATGGGCTTCATACGGATTTAACAAATGCTTATCCGGCGATACGGTTGTTATTATAGTATCAGGAAATCAACACACAAAAATAGAAGTGACGATAAGAGAGCTTTATGACAGTTGGTATTCCAATAGTCACGTTGGAGAGAAATACAAAAAACAAGGAATCACAGTACTACAAATGGATGACGATGGAAAAATACGTCCTGGAAAAATAAAAAAAATTTACAAAAACGGCATCAAAGTTGTTTTTAAGGTGATTCTTGAAAATGGAATGAGTATAAAAGGAACTCATAACCACAAGATATTAACGCATAATGGATATAAAAGAATTGATTCATTATCCATAGGTAGCGTTGTAGTTATAAAAGGAGAGTATGAAAAGACAAATAAAAGCAACACGAACATAGCTGACAAGACAAGGGGCACAGGAGAGACGTACAATGGCAAAGGATTCAAGAGAGGTGAAAAAAATATAGGGTTCATAGATGGAAGGTCAATTACCCTAAAAGCATCAAAAAAGGTTGTTTTTAAAAGGTCTATGGGAGTATGTGAAAGGTGTGGAATTAAAAAAGACTCAGAAATACCTCACACATATGAGTATGCACATATAATCCCACTTGAAATTTTAAAAGGCGATTTTTCTAAATATCATGCAGATAAAAATTTACTTTATTTGTGTAGCAATTGTCACAAAAAATATGATTATTTAAAAGGAGAAAGGATAAAAAGGTATTCAAAAGGAATACCAACTATAGGATCGAGAGTAATAAAAATAGTTGATGCCGGATTAGAAATGACATACGATGTAGAGATGGAAACAGTTGGGCATAATTTTATCGCAAATGGCATTGTGTCTCATAACTCTCACTCTGCATCATACTCATTAATTACATATTGGTGTATGTGGTATAAAATTAATTGTCCAGAAATATTTTACGCCGCAGCGTTATCTTTTGCTAAATGGGATGAAAAACACAAAGACGTAGCAAAGTCGAAATTAACAATGATTGAATTAATGATTCATAAGCAATATAAAATAATGACACCTAAATATGGATTGTCCAAAGGTCACGTATGGGCATTTAATAAGCAAACAAATACTTTCTATATGCCGTTTGACTGCATAAACGGCATTGACGACAAGGCTGATTTTTATGCAAAAACAAAACAAAAACATAAAAAAATAAGTATATTCGATGAGGACGAAATGCAGATAATTGAATCAGAAAATAAAATGCAATTATTATTAGCAGAAATGATGTGCCATGATAAAAGTACATTACCATCAAGAAAATTACAAAAAGACAATTTACAGTTTGTTCTTCCTTATCAAAAAAATGTTAGCATAAAGCAAAAATAAATATTTTATTTATTGACTAAATTTAGTATACGTACCAGAACGACAAACTCAAAACAAAAAAATAGTAAAGTAACGTAAATAATAAATAAAGGAAATTAAAATGAAAACAAAATTTATATTAGTATTGATTATAATGGTGTTCATAACCGGATGCGACATCGACAAGATAAAATCAAATATATTGCAAGAGTCAGAAAAAGCATATCTATCTTCTCCTGATGGAAAAGTAATTGTTTATATTAAATATGAAACGCAAGAAGAAAAAATGAAAATAATAAAAACTTATAGGAGGTCGCTTGATACATTTTACAACGGGATGATCGAGGATAGATTTATGGAAGAAATGAAAATAGATATTGATTACAAAATAAAGGAAGGTTAAATTGAAAAAAAATATTAAGAACATTGCTCTCGAAATGAGACCAAAAACAATTGACGATGTTTTTGGAAATCCAGATATAAAAAAAATTATATTGTCAAAAACAGCATCTACAATGCCAAAAGCGATTTTAATTGAAGGAGAGCCGGGTAGTGGAAAAACAACTATAGCAAGGATTATTTTAAAAACAGTCGGTTGTGCAAAAGAATGTTTAAAAGAGTTTAATATGGGAACGCAAGGGGGCATAGAAACAGCGAGAAAGGTTGAAAAGCAGATAAATTTTATGCCGGGCATAGGGAGGTCAAACGGATGGTTGTTTGATGAGTCTCATAAGGCAAATGCAAATACAATATCAGGACTGTTAAAGCCGTTGGAAGATGCTCCTGATTTTAATTATTTTATATTTTGCACGTCTGACAAGTCAGGTTTTTTAAAAAAATTTACAGGGGAAGAAAGAAAAGCATTCTTAAGGAGGTGCTTAGAACTAAGGGTTAATAAAATTGACGATACAGACGGATATAACATGATCATCAATGCATTGACAAGATTTGATGTGCCAGAAGAACAGCTTCCTGATACAGTTATTGATAAAATTCTCGATATTTCAAACGGTGTTCCGGCAAATATGTACAAGAACCTCGAAACAATTATTGGGTTAAATACACCGGAAGAAATGATTTCTTATTTAAACAATACTCCCAATGACGAAGAGCAGGTTTCAGAAGACATAAAAAAACTATGTCAGTCAATGCTAAATAAAAATTGGACTGAATGCGCAAAGCAATTAATAGTAATGAAAAAGAACAAAGTTGACGCAGAGTCAGTAAGATTCCCAATTATGGGATATATGGCGGCGGTAGTGTTAAACGAAACAGATAACAAAAAGATAGCAAGGGCGCATGCATGCATAGAGCAGTTAAAACACCCTATGCATGACTCACGTATCTACGCATTGATAACGGCGGTCAGGTATGTATGTATGTTAGGTTAATTAAAAAATGGAGGTTAAAGTGATTGCAATTAGACAAGAAGTAAAAGAATTATTTAAGGAGTTAAATAAGATTCACGAGACCGTTATTATTGGAAGGTCTCTTGTAAGCGATGAATCAAAGGATGTTGATTTTGCATTTATAGGGATTTCTATAAATGAAAGTGCTTATGTAAGGAGGAAATTATCAGGAATTATTGGCTTAGAGATAGTGAATAGCACGCATAGAACAGAGAATTATGATATAGGTAGTTTTGATTTATTAATAAAGGCAAGATACAGATCAATAAACATAGATATTTTGTTTACGAAAATAACTGATTCTGTTGAACTTATATCACAATTTTCGTTAACGTGTCAGCACATAGCATATACAAAACAAGGATATGTATACTCTAAGGAATATTCAGGCAACATACTTGAGCTTTCAGATAACAAAGATAACAAAAAAACAAGAAAACAAAAAAATTTAAAAAAATGCATGAAGAAATACATAAAATATTACCCTTGTAGAAGACAGGGACACAAATTCAAAGAAAAACTGTATGAATTTGCCTTTGTAGAATAAAAAAAGGAGAAAATAATGGAAGTTGAAAAGAGATATTTGATAACAACAAGCGATTGGCTTTTGGGCATGACAGAGAACAATACAAAGCGATATATGGAACGGTAAGTGCCATAACAGACGCAGAAAAAGAATTAGGCGTAAAAACTAATTCAAGATCGACTAATTGGTATGTCAAAATTGGAGAAATGACAGTTGCAGGGTGTCAGGTTTTTTATGCTATCCAAATAGACAAGGTTTCTTTTTGTCCACCTATAATAGAGTTGAGCCATAAACCTGTAGCCGCAACAGGAAGAAGCGGCTACAAGAATATACGATGCAGATTCGCCGTCCAAAGGAGATTAGAATGAACGAATTATTCAAAAAAGGTGTAATAATAGAACCCCCCGGAATGGTCACTAACAAGGACGCAAGACAAACCAAATATATTCATCATGTGTTCAAAAGCATATTAAAAAAAGATTTTTTTGACGAGCTATCAGAAATATATAAAAAATGTGGACAGGCATTAAAGGAAACAAAATGATTAAAGTAAAATAAGTGACAACAGAAATTATATTGCCTGAAAATGCAGTAAAAAAAATGACGTTCTGCGCAAAAAAAAGGAAAATAAAAAATGCAAAGTAAAATAGACAAGATATATAACACGGTAGACATATGCTCTGACATTGATGTCACAAAGGATAGATTGATTGACATCAATAACCTTCATTCAGAAATACAGTTGAATGGCGACCTTTGCTTTAAATATAATAAAGAAAGGGCAAAATTACAGAAGATTACTGACCAACTACATGAATTAAAAAAGCAAACACGCTCACAATTAATGCTTGATTGCGTGTCAGACCCTTCATTGTGCGATCCAAAAACAGCGAAATACACAGATAAAAAAGCAGAGGTATACTATAGGTTGCACAGCGACTATATTTCTGTTGTTGATGCATTGATACATGCAGAAAACGAGCTTAATTTATACGAGAGTATGCAAAAGATAATGGAGGATAAAAAATGGCTTATAAAAGACGCTGTTGCGTTGGCATTATCAAATTATTTTGAGTCAACAGAATCAGCAGAATCAAGGCATGTGTTGGATATTGATGACATCAGTAGTGATGTCCTTGCTGACGTAAAAGTAGAAACAGAAGACCAGGAAAAATTAAAAAAAACGGAAGAAAAAGCAATTGATAGCACATCCACAGTCAAAACAAAGAGAAAGAGGAGAAGAATTTAAAATGGAGGTATTTACTGTTTTTATAAAGTTATTTGGGCTTTACGTAGCATTGCCAATATGGATATGCGTACTGGTCGTTGTGGCGTATAATGCGTGTATCATAGGAAAAACGAGAGCCAGCGTTAATTTATTTGGTGATTTGTTAAAAGACAAGGACAAAAAAGATAGTTAAGTCAATAATATTTTGGTTTGTCTTTTGTTTTTTTATTATAAGTAAAATAAATAATATTTAAAATTACATAAAAAAGGAAAATAAATAATGAATGATCAGTTAGCAATGCTTGAAAATGCTTTTTGTGACATGGTGGAAACTGTTTCTGACATGGGTTTAGAAAAAACAGCAAGCACAGAAAGTGAAGCAGGGACAAAAAGAGGGTTTGACTTTGAAGCGGCAGAAATAGAAGTAACAGAATGGATACCACTCGGCCATGCAAAGGAAAACAGAATTGATATAATCCCTTTTATTGTGTCAGAACCGTGGATTGAAAAACTTCTTCATGCACCTCCAACACAAGAGCAAAGGGAAGCGGGCCAGATATATGCAAAAAAAAGAAATTTAAAGCAAGGTAGCGCAATGTCTTTTTTTGAAATACCGTTCCATAGATACGCAGACGGAGACTCGGGGGACGCAGTTTGTTTAAGAGAAGCATTTGGAGAAAAATGCCCTCATTGCCAGAGAATGTTTGAGGAATATAAAAAAAGAAAGCAAGGTGATCCAGAAGCAGACGAAAAAGCAAAATCATTAAAGCCAACATGGAGAACGTGGGCAAATATTTATAATCACGATACGTCAGGCGATGCGCTTGAAGTTATAAATGACGTTTCAAGAGCAGTTTTTCATAAAAATATCATAACATGTTCAAGGAACACAGAAGTAGGAGATAACTTTGTATATCCGTGGCCACATCCAAAAGCAGGGTACACGCTAAGATTCGATAGCGTATGGAATACTCCTACAGGAGGTATATATACAAAAGGTTATTTTGAATTTCCTGTTATTAAGTTTGACAAAAGGCCGGAAGGAACAGATTTTACACCTCGCATTTCTGAGTGCGTTCAGTTTGATAAATTAGCTACACCGTTAATTTATACATACGAAGAAATGGAACAAATGCTTGCAAAAAAAATGATCGACAAGACAGAGCAAAAAGAAGATGATATACCTGCTCCACCAATAAATGATACAGATAGTAACATACAAGACGAAGAAATTGACGATAACCCTGCGTGGGGAGACACACAAGAAAGACCAGGAAGAAGACAGCCTTTAGCAGAAAAAAACCAAGACGTTACACATAAAGAAGTTTCCCATCAAAGAAAAGGAAGAAGAAAACCAAGGAGATAACTATAATGAGTAGGCAAAAAATATTTGCGTATACGCCTACTAAATTGACTCAGCAAGAAGCCAGTGTATATGAGGCTATTGCTGAGGAAATTAATGGCATGAGAGAGCAAAGAGACATAACAACAGTCCAGGCATTAATTGAGTTGTTAATAAAAAAACAAATAATATCTCATAATAATTACTTTGAGCTTTACGATGAAACAATTGGAACAAAAGACGTAAGACTAATGTATAAAGAGAGGTATGGAGAAAAAAGAGTGCCCACACACAAGACAGTTAGAACATTAGCTAAAAAATATGCACTTGGTGTTCAGGTAGGGGGCATATTCCAACACTCTAAAAAAAGATGGACAGAGTTCTTGCAAACAAGGTGCATTTATAAGGGCAGAAGAATAGGGAGAAGAGAATGACAGCAAGAAAGCCACGAAAATCAAACAAGCAAAAGATTGGAGAAGTTTCTGAAAAGGTAAAGTTAAATCTTGAAGATATAAAAGAACAAATGGATGAGAAGGCAATTAAGTTTTCAGAAAAAGATCTTGTTCCTACAGGTGCAACGATGTTTAATCTTGCATGCTCAGGGTATGCTTCGGGAGGATGGAAGAAAGGCAGTATAAATACATTGCCGGGACAATCAGATGCAGGAAAGACATTCCTTGCAATGTCAGGGCTTGCAGAAGCAGCCTCAAATAAAAGGTTTGATAAATATGATTTGATAATGAATAACTCAGAAGTAAAAGGCAGTTTTGACCTTGAAGAATTATTCCCCTCGTTGGTAGGAAGGCTAACAGAGCCGATAGGTGGATTTTCTAAAACAATTCAACAGTTTGGAGGAAGCATAATTGCACAATGCAAAACAAACAGACCTTTTATTCAGGTACTCGACTCATTAGATACCTTAAAGGCCGACTCTGATTATGAAAAAAGTATTGAAAAAGCAATTAAAGTTGCAGAGGGTGATTTAAAAGCAATAAAAGACATAAAGAAAAGTTACAATGCAGAAAAAGCAAAAACAATAAGAAAAATATTAGGCGAATGCAATGATATGCTTGCCGGAACTAACTCTGTTTTGATTATTGTTCAACAGCTAACGCAAAAGATGGATGCGAGCCGATTTGAAGATAAATGGACATCTAATGGTGGTACATCCCCTTTCTATAATTCAACTCATTCTGCGAGGGTTATGCAGGGGGCAAAAATAACACAAACAATAAATGGAAACAAGATTGAGATTGGGAATACAGCAAACATAATAATGAAAAAGAATCACCTTAACGGAAAAAAGAGAAATATTACATTTAATATTTATTCTGAGTACGGCATAGACGATATTGAAAGTATGTGTTTGTTTTTGTCAGAAAACATGTGGGAATGTTCATCTACAAACGTAACTCCTTCGTCAAAAATAAAAGCGACAGAATTTTCAAAAACAAGTATTAAATTCAGGGATTTAGTTGATTTACTATGGGAAGACCCAAAAAATAATATCAAAAAACTAAGAACACTTACGCAAGAAGCATGGAACACGAGAGAAAAGAAACTATGTACAGGCAGAAAAAGAGTGTTTTAAATGAGTAAAAACATAAAAAGAAGATCAAAAAAGCAGCCGTTATTAAAGCAAATAACTACAAAACAAATATCTGAAACAAAAAAACAATTTGCGCAAAAACAAAATTATATTTGTCCGTTGTGCAAAACTGATTTTTCAGATCATGATTTTTCTAAAATACATTTAGACCACGATCATGAAACAGGAATGATAAGAGGTGCATTGTGTGCCGGATGCAATAGGTTTGAAGGAAAAACAAAAAATGCAAAACAAAGGTTTTTAAAAAATATAGAAATTAGCTTTGAGGATTTTGTAAAAAACCTTGTTGAACATTGGGAGTCAAATAAAACAAATCCTTCATATATATTGCATCCAGATTTCAAAACTAAACTTCAAAAGAAAATGATAATTAAAAAAAGGAGAAATAAAATTAAAAATGCCAAAAACAACAAAGCAGACAGGACTTGATAGATTAAGAATTGATTTTAAAAAAGACAATAATGTATTTACAAACATGACTCAATCTCAAATTGCGAAAAAATATGGATATAGAGGAACAAGCGCAATATCTACTATAAAAAGGGCGTTGGGTTTTAAATGTAAAAGACAGCACAGTTTAAATTATATGGCAGTGCAAAGACTAAAAGCAATTGGCCGTTTTGACACATCATTAATGACTCAGAAAGAAATAGGTAAAATAATAAAAAGCAATTCAAGACAAGCCACGTCTCAGTTTATTAAAAAACACAATATAGAATATAAAAAACAAGGTAATAAATAAAAGTATTTTTGTAAATCAATTTAATTAAGTATTAACACTTAAACAAAAGGATAAAAAATAAATGGAATTAAAAATAGTAAGTGAAAATGGGCTAAAACAGGCTTTAATTGGTATGAAATTTTCGTTTCAAGAAGAATGTGAAATAAGTAAAATACAGCAAACCGCAGAAGATATCAATAAACATATGAAAACAGCAATTAAATTATGCAGAAGAGATCACGGACATAACAAATTTCTTGAGCAGATTCAAGTTCACATAGTTGTACGAGCAACACTTGATTTTTGGAAACAAATTGACACATATAGAGTTGGAACGTCAAAGCTCAGTAAATCCACCATGCATACAATTATGAGGTCACCGTTAAATCCAGAATTGTTTCACAACAAAGTAGACCAGAAAATTCTTGATGTTGTAGAAGGATATAGATTAGCAGGTGATTTTGACGGAGTTTCAAAAAACCTACCGCAGGGGTTTCTTCAAACAAGAATGATCAATACGAACTACAAGGTATTGAGGAATATAATTATTCAAAGAAAAGAACATAAATTGCCGGAATGGGAGCAGTTCATAGACTGTATTTTAAATCAACTACAAAATGCTGAATTAATAGGAGTATAAAAAACAACAAAGTAATATATAAATGACAATATCCTTAAAAAGTCATGGGGGATAGTGGGGAGGGCAAAATCAAACATGAACATTAATGAATTAAAAAGCCAGTCAGAACTTGGATTAGTTGCTTCTCTTAAAGACATAATAAGAATTAATACCAAAAGTCGGATTTATGGTCTTGCAAACAATGCATCTAAAAAGGCCTATAAAGAAATTAAAAAGAAGCCTTTATTGAATAAAAAAGAAACTGAAATTGTTCAACAAAAATTTAAGAAATTTGAAAAATTAACAAAATGGGATACAAATCCACGTCATTTAATATCGTATGTGTCGGCTTTACTTGAAATAATTGAACATACAAATTGGAGTGAAATGAAAGACGACTTAGTTGAAATCATTGATTTTTTTGAACGGAAGAATAAGATACCACCGGGGTGTTTTTGGTCAGGAAAAGTAACCAAACAGAAATGGGATGAATCATGGAGATAGTTAAATATGTACATTTAAAAAATTTCGGGGGATGGGTAGATCAGCGTTTTGATTTTCATCCAGGAGTTAATGTAATAATTGGTGAATCAAGCACAGGAAAATCAGAAATACTAAAAGCATTAAAGATGGTGATTGAAAACGAAACACCTAAAAGTGCAGAAGGAGCATTAGGGTTTATTAATAGACCGCTTGACAGGGGTAAGGCTGCAAAAATAGAAATCGGCGTAAAAAACAACGGTAATGATCACATAATTACGAGAACAAGATCAAAGTCTATTAATGAATATAGTCTCGATAATAATCAGCCACAAACAGGAGGTGGAAAATCTGTACCAGACGATATAGCAAGAATATTTAACTTTGGCAGCGTTAATTATCAGTCACAGAAGGATCAGGCGTATCTTTTAGATGAAAGACCAGGACAAGTTGCAAAACATTTAGCAGGAATTATAAACTTAGAAGAGATACATGAAGTTGTTTCTCATGCAAC